CCCATTTGTTCTCATTCCGCGAACCATTCTTCAATGGAAGTCCGAAGACTACTGGAAAGAGAATTTTGACAATCTACTCTGCTTAGATGATCTCCACGAACAATACCCCTTTCTTGGTAATTCGTGGAATGGAACTACGTATGATGCATTTCATATGTTTGCACTACTATGTCGCTACAATCGTCTTGTTGATGTCCCTATTCCTGATGATTCTACACGTCCACGATATGAATTATCTGTTCAACAAGGAATACGTCCAAACGAACTCGTTATCTATACACAATACTATTCATCTTCCAATAAATTACGAACCAAAGAATTGAGAGAATGTCTTCGCAAGAATGCAAAATGTAAATGGATCGATCGTATTGTATTACTCAATGAAAAAGATGAATCTGTCGCATGGGCCTCTTTTATTCCCGCTGATAAATCCAAAATCAAACAGCACATTATTGGATCACGATTGTGCTACTCCGATTTTCTAAAACAGGTTCAGAGCGATCATCAACAAAAAGGGGGCAATTTCATTGCTGCTTTAGCAAATGCCGATATCTATTTTGGAGAAGAAACCTCTGAACTATGGAATATTTCATTAGAAGATCGAGCCATTTGTTTACTACGTTGGGATGATCTAGGAAATGGAGAGAAAAAGGCCAAACTATTTGGACCACGTGCTGACTCACAAGATGCGTGGATTTTCTCCTCTCATTCGATACACTCGCGCCAATGGAACTGGGATCGTGTCTCGATTCCACTCGGAAAACCAGGTTGTGATAATTCTATCCTTCACGGATTACTACAACATCGTTTTCTATTATCCAATCCAGCCCTAAGTCTCAAAACATATCATCTACATAACAGTGGGTTCCGTTCTTATCAACAAAAAGATACGATTCATTCACCTGTTTATATCCATCTCGAGCCCACTTATTTGATCGATACCAAACAGGAAAATATCCCACAAACCAATTCACTTCAGCATCTCTGTAATGAAGCGGTATCTTTTACCGTTCATAGCTCATCCATGTCCAACGAAATTACTTACTGCACCATGCTTGAACGTGACGGACGATATAAATGGGAACCGACTGTTGAAAACTACTATTTTGAACCCGCTATCCCCGTATATACGTGGTCAAATGGTGTAGGAGTAACCGATAACGGCCTTGTTTATGACTTGTATCGAATCTATACAGGACGTTATGCTGTTAATCAGCCTGAATATAACTACTGGAAAAATACGAATGTAGACCTCTTCACACCGCTATCTTCCTGTCCAAGAATGGCAGTTATCCCCTTTAAGGATACGGAGGTATTCTCTAATTGGTATCGTTATGTTCTATATTATTTATCTCGTTATCTTCGTTTGAGAGAATTGCACTCTGATAAAGAATTATGTTTATGGTCTCCTTCTGCCTTTGGGGGATTACCAGAGCGTTTGGATGACTGGAAAAATGCTCGTCAATGGACATTTTCTGGCATTGAATGGAAAGAGGATAGACCTAATGCCTGTTGGGCAAATGAAGCAGTTGGATTTCTACCTAGCCCATCCATTTCGGAATTAGGACACGAAGATGTGACGATTCTACGCGAATATCATCCTACATGGCTTTCCTCACCGCTGTGTAATGATAATGGTGCAAGAAAGTGTGTTATAGTAAGTGATGAGATCTTTACGGAATCATATGTTCAACAATTTCGTAAGATCCTTCCAGATACATGGCTTGTGGAATGTGTGACTAGTCGATTAGATGATGTAGAACTTGAAAGACGATGGACAGGTGCTTCTTTGGCGATTTTAGTGGGTGGTCCCAATACTCATGAGAAATGGACTCCTTTGTGGCTTCTTCCCAAGGCCGCTGTTCTTCTCGAATTTCAACCCGAATTAACAGTCGACGGTGAATGTCAACACGTGGCACATGTATCGGATTTGCAATCGTGGGTATTTTTATTGGCAAAAGGATCTCTAGAAGATCAACGAGAACAGATTACAGATGATGTAGGGAAATGGTGGAAGAAGAACTCAACTCTCTTTATCCAATCCTAATTTCTCTTTGCCCCATTCATAGGTGTCTTTTACCTTCTTTTTTGTCATCGTTGCTCTGTATCCTCTAAAATCAAATAATTTACCCTTGAAGAGCTCATCCGCATTTTCATAGGGGCTCGTCGTATTTTGCCAATTTGACTTTCCAATATAGTTATAACTTGTATCATTCGTTTGAGGAAGCCATGCAGATTCCTCTTTATAAACCTCTTCTCCATCTCGGTAAATACGGAGACTTGGTTTCCATGGATCATTATCACCTGCTGTGATTACAATATGTGTCCATTTCTTCAAAGGAATGGCATTCTTTACCTGAATGTGCAATTTTCTCTGTTTTTCATCCCAAATTTCATACAAAAGATCTGCAGTTGATGCCTCTTGATCCACTGCTGACTTTTCATTTAATGGTGGCATAATTCTTCCAAATAATTCGGGAGAAGGACAGTCCCATCGATTTACATCAGCGGATGAAGTCGCCATCGCGCGCTGAGGAGATACTTCTTCTGTGCATTGCGCTCCTGATGGGGCACTAGGAACCGTTGTAATGGCTTGATCAATACAAGGACTAGATAGAAGTGGTTTCTGTTGAACATTCGCATTTCCACGACCGATAATTCCGACGAATACATTATCTTTTCCAGGGCCATTTCCAAAATCAAAAATATGTGCATTGTTGGTGAATTCTTCGAAATAGACCCAAAACGAAAATGCACGAACATATCGGAGTTGAACCGTCTGACCCAATGTCATATCTTTCGAATCACCAATACGAAGGAATTGATCCACACCATTAAATGTTAGGCCCTCTGTTTCTGGAAGACGTGGCGTTTCATCGATCTCCATCTTACCCGCTTTGGCAACTGTTAAATTTTTAGCATAATCCAACATATCATCGTAAAATCGTAACCAGAAAACAACACCTTCATAGAAAGATAACAAACGCTGAATATCGGATGGAGGATTACTGTCTGTAACGAGTGCAACAGAGAAAGAAGAATCTTTAGCTGGATTACAACGAGCCTCGAAAGTATCCGGACCTGTTTTTAAAATTCGACAATAACCGTTTCTTCCATCTCCAAGAACATCGTTCATATAATCGTCGCGTGAAAGTTGGAATCCGTCTTTTTTACTGACTGTTCGGTATTTCAGAGAAGAGAGACCATCCGTTCCCGCCAAGGCACATGTAAAAAAGATATCCTCTGGATCGGATTTGGATTCTACCATTCTACAAAAATCATGGTCTTGACCAAGACGTTGAACATCGGTATATCCTGCAAAATAGCGTATTTCTCGAATATATCCTTCTTCTTCGGACATATCCAGACTAATATCGCCTCGACGAGGCATCCACTTTATCCAGAAAGGGCTATTTCCGACAGATACTAGATTTTCGAATCCCTCTTGTAACCATCTCGGCTTACAGAACTCAAATAGGATAAAAATCAATAAAAGAATCAATCCTATCCAGAGATAGATCTCATACATACTATTCTTACCGTGATACTCTTATTTTGCCTTATTTTATCTGCTTCTTGTCACCACATCCATAAAACATTTTTAATGATACTGGAATAAAGAGCGAATGAAATAAGTAATATAAGAAGTGGAGAGTGGATAGGTAAGAGATAATATAACAGATATCTAGACAGATGTCATCTGGTGGTCGTTTATTAGATCAAGGCCTTTATGGTTGTGTTTTTGCCCCATCACTCGCTTGTCAATCCGGTACAGAAGAGAAATTAGGTTCATATGAAACATATGCACAATTAAGCAAAATTATTCCAGTAGAAGATGCGGAACAAGAATTTAAGATTTCCAAACAGATCCATCGTATTCCATTTTATAAGCAATATTTTGCTGTATCTGAATCAATATGCGTCCCTTCTCCTAGCCAATCCCGTGAGAAAGATCTCCCCAAATGTGATGTTCTAGATGAAAATGAATTAAACGAAATGCGTCTTCTTCGTATGCCATATCAGGGTAGAGTTCTAAATGTTGTTCAATTATCTGCGCATTCTTTTCATCTAAAAACATTTGCCACTCATTTAATCGCTGGAGGAGCACTTATGAATTTATTTGGTATTGTTCATCGAGATCTCCATCAAGGCAACATTCTCGTAGATTCATACAATGTCCCTCGTATTATTGATTTTAATCTATCCATTGCCGTAAGATCGTCCTCCAAAATAACTGCGGATGATTTACTGCATAAATATGATTATACAATATCACAAGAACCACCTGATTCTACTATTGTCAATGCAGTAGCAAGAGGTCATCCTGTTGGACAAGTTCTTCAATCGATCGCTTTCCGTAAACCTGTTATCCAAAAAATAGTATCCGTTTTAGGGGTTTCTAAACAGGAGATTTATCGAACACTTATGGATTTTTATAAGATAAGTAAGGCAATACGATCAGGAGATATTGAGAAATGGTTTTCTCTTTATTATCGTGTTGTAGATAGCTGGGCAGTGGGCGTGTGTTTAGCTGATTTAATTTTTAAACTGTCACTTTTCCCTAAATTTGACTCTAAAATTAAACCAGTTATTAGAGAATTAGTCCCCATTTTAAGAAAAATGTGCGAAGTAAATCCTATGAAACGAATTGATTGTGTTCAGGCACTCCAATTAATTGATCCAAATCATATTGTTATCCGTAAATATGGTAAAAAGTGGTTAGATATTGTTGGCCATCCGTCAGTTTAAACAAAATAGGGAATCCGTAATTATGGCATGTATCGAGCGTGACGTTATTTCCGAAATTAAAGTATATATTAATACGGGTAATTTGGATGGATTAAAAGAATTATGGATTGACTATCAAGAGACTGATTTTGGGAGGGAATTGGCGTGGGAATATATTTTTGAGAAAATCTATCTCCATGCCGCTCTTAAAAAACAAAAAGACATATGTTCATGGCTCGATGAATTATACAAAGAATTAGATCCTATTCAGCAAATGGGATTGCGGCAAATGTTTCCTTATGCAAAATATTTACTAAATAAATCATAATCTTATTTTCGTCGAATACGTTTCGTTTTTCTACTTCCACCGCGTTTCAAACGATGTTTTTTACGCGATGGAATACACATATAACTACAGAATTGATCATAATGTAGTCCTGATTTAGGATAATATCGCGATGCGAGTTCAGGATCATAGATAGGTCGCTTTGTTGCATCTAATCGAATTACATCCGTCGCCCCAGGCTTATGAGACCAATAACCATTTGAATCTTGACGATAAAAATGATAATCCTCGTCTTCATCTACTACCATTGCAATTTTGCGGGTTTTTGCGGGACATTTCTTCTCAAATGTAGTAAGGGTTGAACCTGGAACATCTCCTATAATACGCGCCAATACATCTGGACAGCGTTTCCCTTTTACTTCTGACCATTTTGGATATCCTGCCGCTCTTCCGGGTTGCGGAAAGGGTAAAGGACATGAATCCTTGTCACACTTTTTACCCTTTGGAAGTTTCAAATAATTAAATGCATAGGTATAACAATTATGAGATTCTTTGATCCCGTGATATTTATTATATTTATTTGGATCATATTCGGGTTCTTCTCCCGATAATGGAGCACGTCTTGGACAAAACTTAATATGCTTTTTACAAAAGGGTGAATTTGGCAAGGGAGGTAATCGACAATCAGGAGAACACTGACAGTGCGGATTTTTACCTTGTTTTGATACCATTCTATCTATCAGACCATATAACAATCAATCCGTAACCCTAATTATTTTCTCTTATTTAGCATGATTTTCTTTCAACTTCTTCCTCATATCACGAAAGGATACATGAGACGAATCTTTTATCTCATTTGGTATCGTAGAAGAAATTTCTAAAGGAGCCAATTGTGGAAGAGGTGATGATGATGCTGGTCGAGAAAGTTGTGGAGGGGTAGATGGTTCTTGAGAGGGTGCTAGTGGTTCTTGAGAGGCTGCTAGTGGTTCTTGAGGGGGCGATGGTTCTTGAGAAGGCAATGAATCGGGTTTTATAGGAACAGAAACAGGAACAGCCACCTCTATATAGATAGGCTTCTCTACTATTTTTTCAACAACAACTGGCTTCTCTATCACTGTAGGTCTAGCCATAGAGGAATAACGATAAGAGGGTTCATGATATCCAGATTGTAATACTGAAAATGGCATACTCGATCCTAAACCATAATACGGCTGTTGTTGAGTTTGTGTCAATGTTTCATATGCATTTCGAACACTATCTGGCATAGCCTGTTGTCCAATGGTTGACAACGGTTTATCTAAAGATTGTGGATAACCATCCACCATAATGGTAGGATAAACGGTGGGATTCGCAGGAACATTGGGCTGATTTGCTGGACGGGTTGTTTGCGGTGCAGCAGAATTAGGGGCCTGAGTTTTATCATCTGTGCGATAATATTCTTCTTCAATCTGTTTCATTTTAATTTTCTCGATATAATGTGTAAAATGAATAAACTGATTGTCATGAGTCGGTTTTTTACCTCTAATTAAACTACCTGAATATCTCCCCGTTAAACTCATATACTGCCACCCCTCACTTCTCAAACACTCCAGAATCGTATTCAAAAAATAATACTTTTTATCAATCTGAAAAAGTGTTAAAATGCCATTCCATATCGTTACTAATAATGAAATGGTGAATGTTGCCCAGTAAATATGGACATTAAATGCACCCGTTACTAGAGCATACTCTTTATCGGAATTTTGAATTGATAAAAGAGCGGGGACAAATAATGACCCAACCGTTATAATAAAGTGACCGATAAAGAATAAAATACCGTGATTCCTAGAACGCTTCTGCAGATTTTGTAAAATATCTAAATAACGGGTCTTAATAATTTCTTTCTTTACAGGTGATAGCTCCAGATATTGGAGAATATTTTTAAAACGGGATCTATCTTTATAGGTTGTGCAACATAACCAGCTTGTTTCTGAATCAAATATTTCTGGAGTTACAACTTCGTTTTCCTTCTTTGTTTCTACTGGATTTTCTGGATCACTTGTTGTTTCTTTATCATCTGTTTTCTCCTCTTCTGATTTTTCATCGGATGAAGGTGGTGGATCATTCTCTGAAAACTTGATCATTTTCTATTTACCTCTTACTAATCTTTTGTTCCAACCAATCGCACAAAAAATACAGCAATTACAATCAGTGCACTACCAAGTAATGATGTAGAAGATGGACGGTCTGTTGTAAATAGATGTCCCCATAGGTATCCAAATATCACACCCACGAATGACAATAAGGAAAATACAAGTGTTGGAAGTTTTGGAATTGCAAAGAATCGGACACAATAACCAATAAATCCTACCAAGGAGTTGAATCCAAACAACGTTGCTAAATGTTTAGGATTTGTATCCAACTTGGATGGGTTCAAACCCAAGTAGACTAATAATACAAGCAAACCAAGCGGATACAATTGTTTAACTGCGTAAAAGGGTGAAGATGCGCTCTCCATTTTATTCCATTTTACAAAGACGAAAATAAGTGTCTCTGTTAATGCGGCGATTAAGCCCATAACAATGCCCCAACCATAATTTGATTCTTTTGATGATGTGGATTTTGGATAATCTTTTGAAATGAAGTAGACTCCTGTAAATGCAACAAGTAAAAGAATGATAGATATAGGAGAAATAGAATCTCCAAAGAAGATGACACCTGCTAATACATTAAATAGAGGATACAGATAAAAAAGGGAAAGAGCGATTCCTGCCGGTAACCAATAGAAAGAGAGATAACTGGATCCAATATGTATTATATTAAGTAATCCAGCAAAAAAAGTGGTTAAATGGAAATCGGGTGTAGAGGGTTCTAGCAAAAAGGCAAGTAGTGGAAAAGTTAGAAAACGGGCAAACCATTGAGTGGTAAGATTCGTAGGAACCGTTTTAATAAGAATAGGATACAAAGATAGAATTCCTTCACTAAATAAAACAGATAGACTGGGTGAAATCATGATCTAATATGTCTTTGTATTTCAGGAAGAAGTTCACTATGGAATCGATGATCAAATGATTCAATTGCTCTTCCAAAGTTAGCTGTAGGATGGAAAGCGATCGAACGCCGTTGTTTTATAAACTGGATTGCATCCGTAGCATGCATCTTGTGATAAGAAATAAGGAAAAATGCTACAGCAGCAGCAGATCGTTGCATTCCAGCGGCACAATGAACAAGAATCGTATGTCCTCGTTGATATTCATAAATAATACGATAGGCAATTTCACTTGCCCATAGATCCATATTTCGAATTTCTTCTTCTTGTAAGTTATCATCTACAGGAACACGGTATTGGATAGGAATCAGGTGGGAAAATCCATGGTTTTTTGTGCAATTGAAAACAACCTGTATCTTATTCTCTTTAATAAACTGTGGATCCATCGAGGATTGTGCATTCCCGAGCCATAACCGCGGTATAATTTCATTCGCAGGATCTCTTCGTTGTGGTGGAGCAGACATCTAACCATTTCTTTCCAAAATAGTCAGAGGTCGTTTATCACAGTATCAAATATAAAATGAAATACCAATCATAGTAGAAAGATGAACTTTCCAACCTATACGTCGGATACTATTTTAATGGACCCTTATCAGGGCTTATCTGTATTTGAAATGATAATACATACCATCTGTTTCCATCGAATGATTTATAAATCAATTAAACCCAAAGAAGTTGCCCATCCCATTTATGATACGATCTACTATGTTATGATTGATGATCCAAATCTACATCATAAAATCATGGAGAAATTGGAATCTATGATTGACGCATTAAAAGAACGCCCGTCAGGGACTGTATCTCTCATTTTTTACCATTGTAAGCCATCTACTGGTTGGTTCTCAAAAGATGAGAAAATCGAAATTGAACGGTGGAATATTCCATTTCAATGGTATGAAGTCTATGATAAATCGCATCATCAGTCTCTAAAAGAACAACGAGTTCGTCAAGCCTATCACACGCTATTGGATAAATTATCTTCCATCCCTGCTCCTATCTATCAAGTGATAAATGACTATTTACCATTTGATATTGTAGATTCTAACAAAACAAATAGCTTCAAAGAGATTTTACAGTTTATTGTTAGTGGTCCTCCGAAGATTAATTTATTTTAGTTTTCATAAGGAAATGGTGTATCTTTACTAATTGGGTAACGAAAACGAAGTAGTTTTCCCTCTTCTGAACTAAATTCTCTGGGTGCAATAAGAGACCAATCCATTTCTGCATCAAGACAATCGAGACGACCATAAAGATAACATAATAGGGCCGAACACCAGAAAGAGTCCTTTTTCTGATAAATAGGTTCAATGTCAAATGGATGAATTAGATTCCATTCTGCACGAATCCAATCAAGCGGATTCAAATCATAGGGTTTATTATGGATTTCTTGATGAACTTCGCTTAATTTGGAATAGAATTCCTCTGTTCTTGGAACATCTAAATAACGGACAAAAATAGAATCCTTTGGATATTCTTTTAATACATCATCCAGTCGATGGATTTGTGTGCCTATTTTGAATTGATGATCCTCCACGTCGGGAGTATCATTCGATGATGACTCTAGCAAATACAGACCATCTTCCAAATCAGGTCGAATATATTTTGGATTCTTCAATATCATTCCCACATGGCTATACTTACTTCGTCCAAAGCATTCTAAAATTCGGGAAATGACACGATTCCCTTGAAATAATACAATATCTCCCGTATCTAATTCGCGCTTTACTTTCTCGTTTGTTTCCATGATCCTTGAAAAGAGTCTCGATAAAATTGATTGAATAAATCAGACAATAAACACTGTGTAAGGATATAACGTTATCTTACTATTCAGTCCAATGCCTTTAACACGTCATTTCTATTCATCTGAAGAAGTATTCTCTTCTTTCCTCTATACGACCTCCAAGGGTGTTGCAAAAGAGAGCGTATTTTGGTGCTTTGAATTGATTCAGAGTGGTTATGCAACAGAAGCTATTAGTCTATTATTCGAATCATGGGTATGGCATTATGGTGCTTTCTCAATCGGCTGGTTTAATCGAATGTGGAAACGACTGGGACAACAGGAAGTTTCATCGGATGATCTCTTAGAAGAAGCGTATCAGCTCTGTCAATTATCCATTCGTGATCATTCTGTTTGGAATATCTTTAGTCGTCAATTGTATAATCCATCAGAAGGATACGATCGGGTTACGTTTCGTTCTCCTCCATCATTCCCATCCGCTGATACGAAAGAAATATACTTTATTCGCGCGATTTATCAACATAAAACGAGTGCGGCATGGTGGATAGCACAATGGATTTCTAAAAATCGATTTCTCTACTTATTAGAATGGTATTGTAAACATATTTTAGAAGAATCCGCCCGATCAGATATTAAACAATTCTTCGAATCCATTACAAACTACGAATTACTTCTTGGATATTCTCATGATGGCTATGACCGCGTGAGTCATTTGCTTATGCTGATGAGTCTGTGTTTAACAAGTAAACAACGTGAAAAATCCTGTAGATCCATTGTATTATCTTCACCCGTATCGGAATGGTCGGTCGAATGGAGTCAACTACTAGGAAGAAAAGCTGCGAGGATCTATTCTATTCCTTATTATGGGTTGTATGGAACATGGGGGCGTGGTCGTATGATACAGACGAAAGATACAATGAACCAGTTATTTGATATGGAAAAGGGTGTTTTATCTTGCCCTTTTTGGGATGAAGCGTTGACGGGGAAAGGATATGAAGAATGGGAGGAATATTTTCCAGATGATTTGCCAGATGAATGGACACGATCTGAGAAAGAAAAGTCTCACGGATCGGGTATATTACGAGTAAATGAAAAGGTATCCTTGTGGGGATACACTAAACGGTATATGATGGGCCGATCCTATTTGGCATGGAATCGTGGAGAATGGAATCAACCAAAACGTATCGAATTCTTTGAAGAGAAAGAGATTGATGGTTCGGACTCTCCTTTTCAAACATTACTATCAATGATTTTATCTCAGGAGATCCTATCTAGCCCATCAGAAGAATTATTATCTCCAAAACATAAACGACTTGTTGTAAAAAAATAATATGATTATTTGTTATTATTACTATCACTATTACTACTATTAAATGATTGAGATCGTTTCCATTTTTCATTGAGATACCCTCCAACACCAAATGCAGGTATAATACGCATCATTCTACCAATACATATTGTGGTATAGAGTGATTTTATTTTTTCTAATCGTTCTAAGAATGTATTATGAGGTGATTGATAAATATCAATTCCAATGATGTGAAGTGGTGTGGAGAAGAGTTGTGCACTCATGGATACAAGAATGGATGACCAAAAGAGAGAGGCGGATGGAGATAAGTAGGTGGACAGATATTTATCTACTTCCTGTTTCTTTGTAAATTGTGCATAGACTGTCACAAATGCACCTGAAGCCGTCAGCATTTTAGAACTCCATGGCATTATCAGTCTTTTAATTCCAAAATAATGTGAATATTCACGATCTTTATAGGACATCATTCCAATATTAACAGTGGATGTCATTAAAATTGTGGGGATTTGTGATTCAATCGAATAACGTTTTGAATAATATTCCATGACATTTGCTGTTCCAAATGTGGAAAAATAAACTTGGTTCATAATTCGATAGGGTCTCCAAAAGGGGAGAGATCGTGATCGCAGATCATTAAGGACATTAAAAAAAGAGGTTACCCCCTTTTCTGTCTTTAGATGGCTACGAATAATAGACATATCCATTGTAAGCATGAGTGGGGAAATAATAGATGAACTTAATAGGGCTGAACTTATTTCATGAATTGGATATTTTTCTGTGATTTTACACATTAACAGACTGATTTTTATTCTTGATTATCTTTACGCTGTTGCATCAGAATTTGGATTAAATTTCTTTTTGGTTTTGCCATGATATTCGTAGGCATGTCCTTGTTGAATCATCCATTGATTTATATCGTCGCCGTTTTTATCATAAAATGTGCACATCTGTCGACCATATTTATCGGTTTGATAAAAGAGTGCTAATAGAATAAAATCGTTCTCTTTTACTCGTTGTTCAAGTGCTTGTTTGGCACGAAGAGATGCTGCAATTTCCGCTTGACGATTTGGATCCAATAAAGATGGACGCTTTTCAGGCGTATCAATTCCATACAAACGCACACGATGACGATAAATATGCTTTGATGCTTCATGATAAAGAGCAATATCCACCGTGTCTCCATCCAAAACTCTCAGAATTTTTACCTTTTGACGAAGATTGTTTAATGTATATTCAGGAGTATTTTCATATGTAGAGTCTTTATAGGGATCTTCCTCTTTTTTATCCAGAATAACAAGCTGGATATCGTTCTGTCCTTTTTCAGGTGAAGTTGGCTCTTGTAAAGTTGTCTCAGAAACGTGTAACGTTGGCTCAGAAACGGGTAAAGTTGTCAAACAGCAGTTACCCATGATTGTATTGAAAAGATGAATATATCTATCCTCTTTTTAGTATTTTCAATTTTAAATAGGCTATTACATGGCTCGAATGATTCCAAGACGCTGTAAATCGCTTAAAAATAGATCTTGCTTTTGAAAAATTCGATCACATCGATTATGAATATAACGATGACGATTATGATGATAATGCGTTGCTTCATAATGCTGAAAAGCAATCCCTTTGAATTCTTCTAAATACCAATGATTTGGAACTCTGAGGATTGCTTGGCGATATGCATTATTTATATAACTATTTGAATAAATATGTAAATCGTCCATTTTAGAGAAAATAAAATCCTCTAATAATTCACGTGCATCGTATGAATCTAATTTTGTTAAGCTTGTTCGAATTGCACGCATGGTTAATGTAGAAGAATGATATTGTTGCCATTTTGGTTTATTAAAATTATATTCTCGAAAGGTGGTAAATCCCCATCGCAATTCTCCATGTTCTTTCAATTGATTATAAATGGCAATTAATTGAGGATAAGTAAAATCAATATTTGTCCATGGATTACGCGGATTCATTGGGACTGCAAACCCACCCTCATTGTGATTCAAATTAGATTCAATCCATGTCGCTAAACTTGTCGCATCAAAAATATATCTCGTTTTTGTATCTATATCGTAAATGACTACTTGTTTTTTTGGTTCAATTAAGGTTATGGGATCAATGTTTGCACTCTCTTTCTTATCAATTTGGTAGATTCTCCATCGTTGCAATACATTGCGAAATGCCCGTCTTAATCGCATTTCTTTAATATATGCTGTAAATAACTGCTCTTTCAAGTTAGTAAAAATAGTATTTAGCGTAAATTGTTCGGATGGATGAATCATTTTACTGCTTTCAACTGAATCAACTTCTAATACGCGGTTATCAGATTCGTTAAGAAATCGGGAAAGAAATTCCATACGTCCACGAATAGATGATGGTATTCTTTCGACCAATTTTCTAATATATAGATTTGGCTCCAATGTTGGAGTTAGTAATATCTCTTTTCCTTCGTCCTCTGTAAATCGGTATTCATGGGAACTTAATTTAAGATATCGATATAGAATGATTTTTTTTGGAATCATAATATAGGGCGGGGCGGTTGATGAATGATGAGGCCTCTTTGCTGGACCCTGATCTTGATCATGCTCCAAATAATGGACATTTCCAATTAATGTTGATTCGCTTTGCATCTGTTGTGTCTGTTGCGTCTGATTCTGAAGTTGTTCCAATTGGACTTGATTATCCTCAAAAATAGCTCTATGTATATTTACATTTGGAAGACCTACAAATACAGAGATCAAATATTCATTCCAGCTGTCTATGACCTGTTCTGCTAGTATCGCTGAATCCTCTTCTTCTTCTAACTCTTTCTCTTCTTGATCCATTAAAAAATAATATCTTTTTGACATAGTTCAAATCATTTGCTTTAAGTGGATCATACTTATTCTTCCATAACAAACCATTTAATGGTCTGAGTCGATTTATTGATTTTGCCGATCATATGTCCATTTGAGTTAATAATGGTATTCCCTTGTATCCATAGAGGTTCTTTTTTATGATCCGATTTAATTTTTTCAACAGGGATAGGATTCGTATCCATAAATACATTCATCCGTTTGTTTCGATGAAAGCAACAGAATTCAGATTGATATGCAACTGGTTTTCGACAATAAGATGTAATTTTATCATGTTGAACAAATGCTTTGCATTGCAAAGATTCAGCAGATGAATCAAACATCATAATCTTGAGTGAATCTGAACTTGGGAGGACTTTCTTTTGGAGTTCACGTTCTGGGAGTTGAAGACGACGAGCAAGTTCTCCAATATATTTTCTGGATTGAGCCATTAAGATGGACTCGAAATTCTCCCATAACATTCGTGGAACTTTGTATTCCACATAATTTGAAGGCGTCTTCTGTTCTTCTGAAGTCATTAGAACCCTTAACAAGCCACACCTTTGTGTTCCTTTTTATGGTTTTTCAATTTTTCTAGTAATTCATATTTACAGTTTGGTATATCGTTTCTTTCTACGAGTGTGTTTAACATATTTTTTATAGGGTTTTTTATGAAAATGGGATGATTTTCTTGTTTTAATGGAGCGTCTTTTCATTTTAGAAACTGCTCTTGAAATTCTAGATAATTGGCTGGATTTTTCTTGGTCACCTTCTTCTTTGTGGCCTTCTTCTTTGTGGCTTTCTTCTTTGTGCCCTTTTCTAAGTGAAGAAATCGTATCAAAAAACTTGTGAATATTTTGTTTAACAGTTCGAAGTGTATTCGAATCGATAAAATCCAATAAATAGAATTTAACATAATACTTTTCAGGGTTATGAATGTCTGGTCGATCCATATGTAGGAAATGGATATTTCCAATTAATTCCCCACTGGATGATGTTATTGTTACATCTTTCTTCCCGTTTTCTTGATAAACGGCTGTGTGCGATGAGGATGAAATTGCTTCTAAAAATGCCTTTTGATCAGATGAATTACGAAAACGGAAATGAGTTATTTTTGCAGGCTCAATTCTTCTTCGAATCGATTCTGGTATTTTTCCTTCATAGATGACAAGATATTCAGCTCTTCTACCATCCGTTTGTTTCCATCCATTCTCACGAGATGATGCTGTAGAAGGGGAATTAGAAGCCGGTGAGATTGCCTTCTCTATTTTATTATATTCTCTTTCACGGGTTTTCTCTGCATTTAATGCACTTTGAAGTATTGGTGAATTATCCATTTCAACCTTTGTGTCTTGTGTGACTCTTGGGCTTTCTTCTTGGTTTTCTTCTTGGTTTTCTTCTTGGTTTTCTTCTTGGTTTTCTTGGTTTTCTTCTTGATTGGTTTGTTCCGATGCTTTGCGTCTTTCTTCTATGACGCGACGCATTTCTTTCCATGCTTCACGTCGTTTACTTGCTGAAACACTACGTTGTCTTTCATGTGGGTCACGTGGATATACAACAGTGGGCTTGGATGGTTTTCGAAACTCCTCCATTCTAGTTATAGACAATAAATGACTTCAATGGAAATTGAACTACCTGTGGAGAATACTCTATCATCTATTCGTCGTTCCTTGGATCTATTTTCATCCATGATAACAAATGGGATTTTATACCTAGGATATGGAATTGCGATTCTTTCCATTCTTAAATTTATAATTTATCAAGTAAATGGATTTGCTTCAGAATCATATTTGGGGCCCAGCACTTTGGAAGATTCTACATTTTTCAGCAGAACGTCTCGGGACAAAACCCCTCCATCGCCTACCCCACGAAGAACGCCGTTTATGGTCCAATCTACTAAACAATCTCCGATTCTCCCTTCCATGTCCTCAATGTAAGCAGCATTATCAGCAATATTATTCATCTCATCCGATTTCTTCTTTTACAAAAAAAGAACTTCGTATGTGGTTATATGAATTACATCAATCTGTGAATGTGCGGAATCAGAAACCGGATAGTATATCCCCTGAGGAATTGGAAACAGTATATGGTATTCCTTTTTGCTTTTCAGAATATATGAAGAGTATTGTTCCCCAATTCCGGATTGGACTTCAAAGAGGTTGGACTTCCAGAGACGATCTTCTAAAAACATTTCGAGACTTGGAAGAAATGAGACGTTTCTATGATTTCTTTTAATTTACATTATTTTTTAGGAAGTTGGCTTGCTGGGACAGGCAAACAAGCCACAGGACGATTAACAATTGCACTTGGTGGAAGGAGACGATTTGCAACTCCAAATAAATCGGACAAACGATCTTCACCAATTATACTTAATAATACATACCAGAAATATCCAGCTGTTCCATATCCAACTGTTCCAATAAGAAATCCAATAATATTTTCACATCCAGTTCGATATCTCATTATAAGAGTAATCGATGTAACGATTACAATGGAAATCATAGACACGATTGCCTGTGTTTTACGATAACTGGCTTTTTGATTAATCTCTTTCAAGTCCTTGTCAGTTAACTCTATAGTAGTAGCTGGTTCTGGATCTTTTGTAAGTAGTTTGACAGAATTGTGAATCATATATCCAAAGAAGAATGAAACCATTGCAGTCCATTGGCTGATAATATGATAAGATTCAGATGAGTCGGTAAGAAACGGAACAACAATTCTACAAACATCGGATGATTTTGATCGTATACTATCGGGTAGTATCAACAGTAATAATTGATCAAGAAAGAAGTTTACAAATGGAACACTTACAAGTAATCCGACTAGGAAAAAGAGCATTGCATAATTGGCAGTAAATAGACCAATTAAAAGAAAGGTTCCAGCAATAGACAATGGAAGATTTTGTAGACCACTATATAAGAACACCCGTATATCGGATATAATGGCTTGTAAACTATCCATGGAATGGTAGATCTCTAATTACTTGAAATGATTTTCCTAGGTTGATCGCTCATCTGAAGATGATAGTATTCCACAGATGCGCATTTCTCTTTTTAGTCGGACAATTTCCTCTTCCAATTCTGCACTTTTCTCCTTTTCTCTTTTAAGAGTCATGGATTCTTTTTGAAGCTCCTGACGGTGATAATAAACGGTATATGCCCATGTTCCTGCACATCCTATTCCAAATGGAATAATGGATCCGATGAATGACATTTCTTTTTAAGAGGAAGAAGAACCAGTTGGGCTGCACACATAGATAGGAGACCCTTGTTCATCTTTACTAACCATGTAAGGTAAGCCCAAGAAATTAACACCCTCTATACCAAAAATGGAACGATTTACAAAATAAAAGATACAACCGACAACAGCAGAAAGAAGGAATGCGATTAGAATTTCTGTAAATGATTCGCAACCTATGGATCGAGCAAGTATGAAGACAATAACAAATGATGCAATAAAACTATATGCAACACTTGTTCGTATCGTCCAATCACGTCCCATTTCCTCCATGGTGGGTGCAAATTCATTAGTGGAAAGCCCCAAGTAAGTGGCAATGGCTCCAACAGAAAATACACTGTAGGACGGATAGGCTTCGTGTGAAAAGATCCGCTGATATTGATATTGTGGTGTTTTATATCCTGCTCTACATGACATTGACATAGGAGACCGGGAAGGGCCTACTGATTGTGAAAAGATCCATGAAATGAGACGATGTGATCCAATCATTTCAATTAGAAAGAGAGAGAATATACCGATTGCAAGGTGATGAGTAAGGAAATATAATAATAATGAACCAAACAGAATCGAATCAGGAATGAGAGAATGAATCTCCAATACCGATTTTAATACGTTTCCTGGTATATTTGCGAGTTCTTCAAATATGGACATACTCTATCTTTTCCCTATATAAACGATTTGTTCTATCTTATAAAGTAAAGGGTTTGCAATCCATCTTTATTTTATATATAGGATTATGGGTATTCCATCTTATTATCGTAAACTGACACGTTCATGTCCGCGATTGGTTCAGAAGAGTCGACCGGATGATGGGAAACGTATTCAATGGTTTTTTATGGATTTTAATTGTTTAATTTATCATTGTTTGTATCGTCCCAGTGCACCTGTTTACCCAGTAGAAGCAGATCATGATAAAAAGCTAAAAGAGGAATGGGAGGCGGATTTTATTGAATCTGTTTTGGAGTATACAATGAGTGTCATTCGCGAAGTTATGCCTGAAAAGGGTGTTTACTTGGCGATTGATGGTGTTGTTCCTATGGCAAAAATGCGTCAACAGCGATTAAGACGTTTTAAATCCTCGTGGATGAAACGTGCAAATGTGGGTGATCGTCGATCAGAGGAGAAGGATCCTTCGATTGGTTCATGGAATACAAATGCGATTACTCCTGGAACTGCTTTTATGGATAAATTGCACAAGGCACTTGTTCGCTGCTTCAAAGAAGAAGGTAAACCATCATGGAAGATTAGTTCTTGTCGTGAATGGGGTGAGGGGGAGCATAAAATCTTGGCGGAATGGCGTCGTGGAGGTTATGCTGGACCCATCGCAATTTATGGCCTTGATGCCGACCTTATCATTTTATCATTATTGGGTCAGGAAACGGTGGGGGATGGTTCTGCGGTCTATCTCTTTCGAGAGGAAATGGAGCGTGGATCTGTTCAATATGATATGTTTGGGCAAGAATCCTACGAATGGTTTTCTATAAAGGAATTGCGTGATTGGCTTGTTGTGTCTTATTCGGAGGATCCGCATGCACAGCGATCATTTATTCTACAGTATTGTTTTATGATGAGTTTTCTAGGTAATGATTTTCTTCCCTCATCACTTAGTTATAAAATGAGGGATGAAGGACACGATATCTTATTGGATCTTCTTTACAAATTTTTTAATCGCAAGCGTTTTCTTATCTCTCCAGATGATTATGGTATTGTTTGGAGTGAGGTTCAAGCATTCTTCAAATCTCTTTCTTTTGATGAACCCAATCGGATTTTTGAAACGGTTTATAAAAAAGATAGATCAGGACGTTTTTGTGAGAATCAGGCATCCTTCCATCAAGTGGGTCACGAAGATTGGCCATTATTCAAAGTCGAAGAACGTGTTTTATTGGATGGAATGCATAAACTTCATGCAAAATGGAGGGAACGATATCTTACCCATTTCTTTCGTGGATTTACTTATCATCCACGATCCATTCAACAAATATGCAATGCCTATTATTATGGAATTCAATGGGTATGGTCTTATTATCTAGGACGAATGGATGATGTATGTTTCAATTGGTATTACCCTTTTCATATTGCCCCGCTATGGGAATGGTTGGCAGATGTGAAAACAATTCCTACATTTATTGGGACGACTACATTGCATGCATGGGACATTTCTCCTACAGAACAACTTTCGCTTGTTCTTCCGATGGAGAGTTGGTCACTCATGCCAGCGTGCCCTGAAAGAGACTTGCCCTATAAAGCACCTCATCTCTTTCCTGCAGAATTCTCATTTGATTCAATCGGTAAACGATTTTTCTGGGAGTGCGAATCATTGATTCCTCTTCCCAGTATTCTAGAGGTTAAATCGTGGATCTCTTCTTAACTTATTTTTTTATCATTCGAAGTAATGATTCACAACATGAGATTGCCACCTCTTTTATGGCAGTATTCACATGTCGTGAAACATCAATTAATGTATCCAACATCTGTTCGCCAACTAAATCATACGCTGTCAACAGTCCATTTCGAACGGTTTCATTTGATACAACCGATGGATCCATTAACAAACGTTTTCCTAATTCAAGTGCGATCTCTTTCTTCTCCTCACCAGGTATTTTACCACCACGGTATGTCGCCTTCTCCATTAATTTAACGATCTCTGCAATCATACGACCAATCTTCATCGCATGATCCAATGAGTCCAATGATAAAATTTCTTTTACCGCCTTCTTCGCCGTCTCATATAACTGGTCCAATACCTCCTTTCCTCTCTCTGACAGACCCTCTTCCACTTTCATATCTCTATCCATATCCATCTCAACATTGACACGTTGTTCAACGTGAATCTGTGTAACATTGACAATTGTGTTAACGGTCGTCGTTGACTCTGATATTTTAGATAAAGGCAGATCACTTACTTTTGCTTGAAGGGTCGATAATTCGGGTATAGTGGGGAGTTGATTCATGGGTTCTGATAAGATTTGATTTTATTCGTTGTAAATACAATCGTAGGATAGAAGGAACACGGCAATAAATGCAAATGATATTCCAATCATTTTAATACGACTAATTTTCTCTTTAAAGTAAAATAGGCCAATTAGAGTGACATAGATATCACTCATCACATCCCACATCATATTCATGACGGTCATCGATTCAAATTTGAGAGATTGCAAGAAAATGAGGGGTTGAAGAGAGTAAATTAACATACCAATCGGAACGGCTATGCCATAATTCAGATCTCCAGTAGTATATTTTTTAAGACCGGATAGAACAATTGTGTCAATAAATGCCATCAAGGATGCCATTGCAACTGGAACAATATTGATATTCATTGTATTATAGTTCTATTAAAGGACTGGATGAATTGAGTGCGTATGAACATTGGTTGAAAGTATCGGAGAGTGAGAATAGGTAGTATCTATCATGGGTAATCAATCCAGTATGATCGATCCTGTTCATTTACGTATGTATCAAAATTTAATCCAGATAAAAGATCCGATGAAAAGGGTTCAGATTATTAATACATGTTTTTCTTCAATGGAATATGTTCAATCTGCAAAACGGTCAGGTCTCTATAGCCATCTTCTCCATTATATGACTGTTGCTCAATCCGGCCAAACACCATCTCCATTGCCTGGCGAAAGAGAGGGCCCATCCCAAAGCATCCCTAGATCTATGCAAAGTCATCCATCTATGACATCTGTTTCACCTAGCTCCTCTCTTGGAATCGCTGCTACACATCCATCTCTTCTTAATGCCCCAAATGCTTCCACCTATCAGAGACAGCAGCAACAACAACAAGCAATTCAGACCTATTCATCTTCTACTCCAAGTTGGAAGGTGGTAACTGATACACCAAAACAAAAAGCACTAGGCTATTTTTCATCTTGTTTAGAGGTTCTCGGTATTCAAGAAGAAGTCGCACTCACTGAAGAATCTCTCAAAAAAGCCTACAAGAAAATGGCTCTTAAAGCACACCCTGACAAAGGTGGTTCGGAAGAATTTTTTGAGGCTGTTACCCGTGCATATGCTTATTTGTCAGAGATTCTACGACATATGAATGGAAATAAAAGATCGACTACTACTACTACTACAAATACTGCATCTGTTCAGCAGGCTCGTGAACAAGAATCAAAACAATGGGAACACGCAGAACCTGTCCGATTAAATGCTAAAAATTTGGATATGAATGCTTTTAATCGAATGTTTGAACAAACCCATATACCTGATCCTGATACGGACGGTTATGGTGATTGGCTCAAAGGAGCAGATGATGGACAAAATACCTCTTCACAGAAATTCAAGGGACAATTCAATCGTGATGTCTTTAATCGAATGTTTGAGGATGAAGCAAAAAAGTCACAGCGAACAAGTAATCAATTGGTTGTCCATCCAGGCGAAATGGCTCTTATGATGAATCCGACCAGTGGTGTTGATCTCGTCTCCGAAAGACCATCCAGTTTTACGGCAGCTCCAAACTCTAAATTTCAATATACAGATCTCCGTGGTGCATATACTTCCGATTCTACTATTTCTGATAAGATATCTAATGTGGTTGTATCTGAACGTAAACTAGACGAATATCGAGCATCACGTGAACGTGCACCTGATCCTCTAACCGACACAGAACTCCACGGAATTCGAGACTTTGAAAAACGCCAGAAAGAACAAGACGCCCTTCGAGAACGAAAACGTGCAGAAATGTCCGTTCGTAATCAACAATATTTTGATCGTATGAAACAACTTGTTATTACGGATGGTGCAACCAATCTTAATCAGGGTATGCGTTAATTTAATAAATACAAGAACAATGCTTCTTCCAGAGTATGTCTAACCTAGAAGAGGCATTGGAACTATTGGAATTTAAATCATTGGATGATGTTGGAACAGAGTCTCTTAAATTAGCCTACAAACGGATTCTTATTAAGGAACATCCAGATCGTGGCGGAGATGGCACACGTTTCGATCTTCTTATTCATGCTTATATGTATCTTCGACGAATTCTTTATCGAAATTGTGGCGGTAGATCCCAGCAATTTATTTTACATCCAAGCGATATTAGAGAATCTCGTGAAAAACAGGCCATAAATGAACTCAATAATATGATTAATCAGATCTATGATGATTTGGCCGATATTCGAACAGAGGAATTCAATCAAGAATTCAATAAACGCTATGAAGAATACTACAAGGAACGAAAAGAGGATGAAACTCTATTTACTGCGTCGGATATGACAAAAGGATATGGTGAATGGCTACAATCCAATGAAGAATCGATCAATAGTCCTGTTACATTGCTATCCAAAGGCGAATATGGATCTGCTACGATGCAGGAACCTATCATTAAAGAGGAAGATCTGAATATGATGTTTGAATATACTGTTCGATGTGGTAAATCGGCTGCCGTGAATGAGTCGTTGATTTTACATCCAGAGCAGATGGCATATTCTGTCGCATCCGGTGGAATGCTGCTTATTCCTTCTGCTTCTGGATTTACTTCAGATTGGGAAGAACGACCAGAATATTCTGACTTACAAGCGGCATACACTTCAAATAACACTGTTCTCGATAAGATTCCTGTATTTAAGGAAAATAGTAGAACCTTTGAAGATTTATTGAAAGAACGTGACATAGAATACAAAACAGAATTGGATCGCGATCTTGAGGCGATTGCTGCCTATGAAAAGCGCAAACAGGAAGAAGAAGCGGAACACATACGACGCATACGAGCATATTTTCAAGGGACTCTTTCAAGTGCATGGGCGATTCGTGACAAGTCTTCTGCGGTCTCTGACAAGTCTTCCGCGGCTCTCGATACCACATCAAGTGAAGTAGATGAGAAGAAGGATGTGTAAATTACCGTTCTATCATATAGAAGAATGTCCCCCATTCAACAGGTTCTTTTTATTTTACTCCTGTTAGTTTTAATCGCGATTGCTTATGCGTGGATTTATCGAAATGATCTAATCAAACGACAATGGTTTATGGATAAATATTTATTGGAGCGTGGAACAGATAAACCCTTCCTTTGGTTGTTCTATCCGACCTCAGAAGTAAATAGTCGTGACTGGCTTGATGCAGGAAACCGATCCTCTCGAGCTCTTAATATTCCCTTTCTAAACTTATGTTACCAAACAATTGTTGCTCACAATAAGGATAATTATCATATTCGTATAATTAGTGGAATTTCCGGCTTAACAGAATTATTAGGAGAAGATCGTCTGCCTTCATTGCTTTATCGCCATGGAGATTTGGCATCGTTGGGTCCAGCTGAAATGGATTGGATTCGTTCTGCTATCTTGGCCAAATTTGGTGGATTATGGTTAAATCCTGCATCTGTGTGTGTAAATAGCTTTGGAGAACAACCAAAAGATAAAGTTGTTTTTTATGGCACAGACCAGACAGCAACCTATTCCGGAAAAAATGGAACGCCTACACCTGGTCAGAATGCTCTATGGGTTCCTTATCCACAGCATCCTATGTTAGTAGAATGGGAGCAAGTATGTTTTGCCCGTGCAAATGAGAAACGTGGAGGAGAACAAATTCGTGGAGATTGGGGTTGGGATGTTACACGATTTACTTCCGAGTATGTAACGAAAGGAATCGTATTCGATCCACACGCGGAAGTGTCTCGTAAGAAGGATGGAAAACGAATTCAATTAGAGGATTTACTCGCGGCTGGAACGGAGGGTAAATTGACCTTTGATGTTTATCCACATTCGGTCTATGTTCCATTTCCATGGGACGAACTTCAGCGTCGTGAAATATTTGGATGGTTCCTTCGAATGTCTGAATCACAAATTATGGAATCTGATATTGCCGTCAAATATCTACTTAGCAGACGATAATACTCGATATACAATATGTTGTAATGCTAACAAGCTAGTATTTCCTTTACAATATGAAATCCAAGCCTGAATTAAGAATTGATGAATGAGAATATTATTTGATAACACGGATGTTCCAAATAACTGATTAATTTGTTGGAAAGATTCCAAGATATCCTCATATGCATAACCCTTTTTCCAGATCTGTATCAAACATTTGATTGATCCCAGAATATTTTTCTCGGTCATCATATTCAATAATGGAATAAAATTCATATAAAAAGGGGCAGAACACAATGTCCTGACTAAAGAAATAGTAAGCGGTATTTTTTGATAATAATGGACATCTCGAATTAAAGAAACGAGACGTATCAAATCGCTCATATTATTTCCAGATATGTTTATGACCCAATTCCACATTTCATCCGTCATTTTACCCGTTTCTGGCATTCCAATATATTTCAATAAATTGAGGCGTTCTTGATAAATATCAACTGTATTCATTTTGATATGGATACATCGTGAACGTAATGCAGGAATGAGATCTTCCTCTGATGTTCCAATAAATAAGAATCGAGTAATATGTGAATAGGATTCCATTGGCCGTCTCAATGCCTGTTGAGAAATCTGTGGAAATGAATCAACGTCATCGATGATTACCCATCGAAAAATATCTTGACCAATTGCCATCTGACGAATAAAAAGACTGACTTGTCCGCGTATGGTCTGAATACCACGATCTTGTTCAGGGCCAAGCAAAAGACATTCGTCCGTTGTATACAACCCCCAACGATCCGAATGAGGGCGTTGTTTTAATTCTGCATAATATCTCAAAAAGGCTCTCATTAACGTTGTTTTACCAGATCCAGCAGGACCTGTTAAAAAAATATGACTAGGTGTATTCAAATGTTCCATACATTCTTTCCATAAGGAATCTTGTCCAACTAAAAAGGTCATCGAGGGGCACGATCGTTGAAGATTCCAATCCCTTTTCACTTTATATCCTATGTCGTCACTTAACTTAAACGCCTTCTCTGTCTTGTGAGTAATTCTCTTCTACGATATGTCTCAGAAATCTCTATATGATATACTTGGAGTAAATAAAACTGCGAGTTCTTCTGATATTAAAAAAGCCTATTTGCGTTTGGCACGCACTCATCATCCTGATAAAGGTGGCGATCCTGAGAAATTTAAAGAGATTGCTCATGCAAATGAGATCTTATCTGATGAAATCCGTCGTCGTCGTTACGATGAATTAGGAGTAACGGATGATTCGCCTTCTGGGCCGCCTGGAGGTGGAGGTGGAGGTGGATTTCCATTTCCGTTTGATGTAAATGTGAATTTGAATGATTTTTTTGGGAATATGTTTGGGACAATGCCTCCTATGGGTGCACATGGGAACGGACCACAACGAAAAGGTAAAAAACCGAGTCCAACTGTCCAGACAGTTCCTATCCGTCTAGAACAATATTATTTGGGTCATCAATTTGAAATTAATATTCATCGTCAATCCTTCTGTCAAGAATGTGATCATACGGGTGCTAAATCCAAAGAGATTTGTCGACGTTGTAATGGAAACGGATCCGTTACACAAGTGGTTCAGATGGGTCCCATGGCAATGCATACAACGGGACCCTGTCATGAATGTCAAGGTCGTGGTCAGAAAGTGTTACAGATGTGTGGTAAATGTGGGGGATCAGGATTTACGAATGAGCGACGTAATTTGACGGTTCATATTCCACCTGGAACTCGTCCGCAGGAAACCTATATCTTTCCAGAGGTATGCTCGGATCACCCCTCATTTGAACGCCCAGCAGATGCCCATATTCTCTTACAAGAAGATCCAAATGATCCATCTTACAAACAATTCAAACGTCATGGAGATCAATATCAGCATTTGGAGACTACGATCACGATCACGTTATCAGAAGCACTTTTAGGTGTAGTTATTCAACTGGATGGTCATCCAGGATATGATGAAGGATTGTATTTAGAGATTCCTGCGGGAACCTTTCATCGTGATGTGTATGTAATTGATGGATTGGGTATGCCTCTATTGAAAGAGAGTGGGAAATATGGTGAATTGCATGTTACGGTTGAAATATCTGTATCAGATGACGAGAGAAAGAAAATGGCTACGGCTGGTGCATCTTTGTTACAGCCCATTCTTGGATCTCATTGTCGAACTACATCGTGCTCTAAAGAATCTATTCAAAGTCAATTGAAATTGAAGAAGTAATCATCATATATAAATATTATGTTATTTACGGTATGATGATATCTATTTTATAGATTGGCTCTATTTGCAGCGGCCTCTACTTCAACACCGCCTTGCCACTCACCGCTCAGACCCGCTTTGAGTTGTTGAGCGGGAGGCAATAGATATCCTCCTGATGGATATGGAGAAAAGCCTAGGGGAACACCTCCACCATGACGTCTTCTGTTTGATCGCTTAGACTTCTTGAAGTGCTTGGATCGCTTTGACTTCTTGGAGTGCTTGGATCGCTTAGATCGCTTGGAGCGACGACGACCACCGGCTTGATCACGCATTCCTCCAATTTCAGCAAGAGCACGATAGACGCCTGACTGTCCAGCCGCCTGATGCATACTAGAGGGAAGGAGTGCAGAGTCTCCACCAAGGTCAGCGCCTACAAGAGCTGCACCACCATGTTGACCTCTATGATGGGCTAAAAAGTCCATACCTTGGCCACCTGATACTCTGGATGCCCAAGTTAAATCACTACGACCTACGGGAGCTACTCCACCATAGTGACGACGAGTGTGACGACGTTTGGAATGTTTAGAACGACGTGTACGGCGCGAAGAGCGTTTTAATTTTCTAGCCATATTTCTATATAGTGTGGTGATAAAAGAAAAAGAATAGTCCGAAGATCTCGAATAATAAAATGGAAAGAATAGAATAGAAAAGAATATGTCAAATCATCGTTGGACTGATAAGATCCCAAGTGAAGTTATCTGCGGATACTTTTATGTGTTCTTTTTGATCTTTTCCGTATTTGCGGGTCTATCATTACTCGGAGGACTTTGGATCTTTACCTCTTCGAAGATGAGCGTTGGACAACTGGTGGCCGTATTGTTTAATATCATTCTTTCGTTTGGTATTTCAGCCACTTCAGCATTGTTCCTGTATTTGATTTGCGATCGTGCGTTGAAGCCTTCTCAGGACGCGTTTGAGGGAGGAGCTGAACCAGATGCTCTCCATCAAATGTAAATACCTCTTTACTCTTTGATATCCATTTTTCCGCAAATTGTTCTAGCCGTTTTGAGCGCGAAGAGAGAAAGAAGAGTGAATGAGTGCACTCCTTCATCATTCGATCATTCCTTAGAATTTGGGCTATTTTCCCATGCTGCGTCCAATCCGAATAAAACACCTTTGTTTTAATATGGAGTGATTCTGCCCATTCATTTATATCTGATGCAACTTTCCCGTCATTTGGTAATAAAATCGTATCCGGAGTGCGACCCCATTCTTCCAATAATGGGTAAAGAACATTCTGATGCAAATCTGTTTCAGTCAATTGATTGTTTTGACCAAATATCGCCAAAACAATCACTTGTGGTTCGTAAATTTCGTCGTTTAGAGACATGGATTCCCTCCCTTTTCCTTACCATCTTCACAATTTCAATTTTTTCCTCCAATTTAGAGATTATCGTAGGCTTCCTGTAGGCTAGCGAGATTGACTTTACGCTTTTGGATTTTCCCAGAGACAAGATAAATGGAGTTCTCAGTAATGATAATGAAATCTTCGCCTACCTTGTAGAGTTTCTTGATCAATGAAGTGAACTCTTCTTTGGATTTAACGAGGATTCTCTCTTTGGTATCAGGGTCTTCACCCAAAAAAGCAGTTCCATTTGCCGTCTGTTGATAATAATCGAGGAGGATCGCTCGATCCTGTTCAATGGCCAATTTAGCGGCCTGAAGAAGAGTTTGTGAAGAAGGAAACAACTGGGCACCCAAAGATGCAACACCACTACCTGATTGAGCAGAAGATGAGCTAGAAGCAGCAGAAGCAGCAGAAGATGAATTAGAAGCCGGAGCACTCATCCGTTAGGTCTGTCAATAAAAAATAAATCGTATTGAATTTTTTAACGCATTTGTATTTTCCACTTAGATCAATGGAACATAGAGAACACCCGCTTGGTGTCTTTCAAAGATTTTGTTAAGAAATTCATATGCAGTTTGAATTTGTTGCATTTGTCTTGCTCCCGTAATAATAATTTTGCCAGTTCGGAAAATGCTCATTGTAATTCGCTTACACTGACCTTCTCCATCACCCGATCCTTGTCCTTTGCAGATCTTTTCACATGAACAAATACCACTCTTTTTATTTTTGGTATTGTAGAAGTATTTGGTATTTACACCTTGATAGATGGTTTTCTCCAACATACTGAAGAGATTGTATTCATTGATCAACAATTTATGAAGGGCATCTTGATTAATGAATCGATTGATTGAATAGTCCGTATTGATAAGCTGAACAGAGAAACGATGAATATTGACTTTTTGAGAGAAAGGGGTTTCTGGAAAGGTCAGAATCAATTGATAGAGCCAGTCCAGTGCAGCTCGAGCAAAATCCTCAGAAGTCACACCTGTCATCTGAATTCCACCGTTAGCAAATAGTTTAATATTCACCTCCTTCCAACTGTCTCCCTTCTCATCCGCATCCTCCACCTTCCTTCGAACCACAATTGTAGATTGATTAAAGAAGGTCTTGTCCGATATCTTTCGATTCGTAAAGACATCCTTGTAACTCCAACCCAATACACGATTGCCATACTCAATCTTCAATACACCCTCGGAAGGATACCACAGAGGCATAATATAGTCTCGCAAAGATTCGAATACTGAACCGAGATTAATAGGAGATCCCCAATGGGCGGTAATGACCATCGTTGATACTCGCAAATCTGTCTTATTAAACTCCATGATCGATGTTAGTTCATTTGGCTTTTTCCACATGACACTTCTTTTCAATTTTATCTTTAAATACTCTAATTAGGTCGATCAGCTGATTTTCTGTTTGGGTATAGAGGTAAGTTGTATCCGTGATAAATGGGTAAATCATATTTATTTTTTCAACGAGATCGGTATCTAATATTTCGAACATATCTCCAAGCAGGAGCAATTCAGATAAAATCATTTGATAGTCCATATTGGATTCTCTTATCAGTTTTTTCCATTGGGATGGATGCGAATGAATATATTTCCAAATTCTCTCATCCGTATCTTTTTTTCTTTCAATAAGTCGAAGATCTCCTCTTGTGATTGCTGTAAATAACGTATTGGATTCCTGAAATCGATTTGGTGGATCATAACGAATTTTAAGGAGACGTTGGCGTAATTTTGGATGAATTCGACTTTGTGAATTACAAATTAAGATAACACATATTTGTCGCGGATCCGTATTCAAGATTGTCTGTAAAGATAATTGAGCTGCTTCTGTCAATGTCTCACATTCATCTAGAATAAGAAATCGAGGGGCGGTCTCCTCCTCTGTTCTCCAATCCACTGATAAAAAAGGGAATACCTTTTGACGGATTGATTCTAAACTACGCTCATCCGCTGCATTCATTGAAATACACATGAGTGATTTACGATTCCCCCAAATACGATCTACCAACCATCCCGCACTTGTCGTCTTTCCAGAGCCTGGGGGGCCAAATAACAACAAATGCTGCAATGTATGCGGGTTCTCTAAAAACATTGAAAAACAGGTTTGAACACGTTCACACCAATAAGAAGTATCCACTGTCGTCATAGTTTGTATTTAACCTTGTCTAACGCTTTAACCCCTTGATTCGCATATTTTACAAAACCACTTAAATGACTGAATGAGACGAAGTAACTAACAATGAGTGGTCGTGGCAGAGGTAAACGCGCAAAAGTGATTGAACCATCGTCTTCAACCGTAGATGAATTGCCTGTTAAAAAGACAACAAAAAAGAAACAATTCCCTGTCGTGGCAGTTATCACACCCGATGGGATTGAAGGGAACTTGTTAGCACCGACACGTCGACCTCTTGTCGTGCATTTGCCAATCCAGAGTAAGGATGTCCCGTCCAATGATATGCCTATTACTTATAATCCCCTACCGCCAATGGAGGCACAGCCATATGATATTCATTACGAAAATCCGTTTCATGAGGAACTTGAAAACATTGATACTTCCCTCGCTTCAACGCCAGCTCCAATCGTTTCCCATTCGGCACCCACTTCTACCTCTAGCATCTCTTCTACTACGGTATCTACTACAAATTCTGTAAATGCAACGGATGATATTGATTTTTATAAACTAAAAGGGACATTTCTCGTTCAATATAAGGATTCATCTGAAGTAAAAACAATTCCTACATCGTCTGATGCAGCCTGTTTTTGGTGTTGTCATACCTTTACGAATCGTCCTGTTGTATTACCGGTTCGTGATACAGGTGAACATTTGATTGTTATGGGAAATTTCTGTTGTCCTGAATGTGCATGCTCTTATTTATTCGATATGCGTCAAGATGCTCATACACGATGGGAACAATTGTCTCTTCTTTACCGTGTATATGGTGAAGTATGTCGAGGGAATATTCATCCAGCACCTCATCGAACAATGCTAACTTTATTTGGCGGATGTCTGTCAATTGAGCAATATCGTAAGATGATACAATCGCATAAAGTTCGTGTTGATATCCATCTTCCACCCATGGTAAGTATCTTATCAACTATGGATACAAAACCAATTGACTTTTATGATTCCAGTCTGACTAAGAATGTAAATGAAACGGTAACAGAACGCCTACAGAAAGCGGAGGAAGTATTGCGTTTGCGTCGCACAAAACCTCTAAAAGCTTGGGAGTCTACATTGGATGCATGTATTAATTTGAAGATCAAGTATGATCACCATTCAAAAACAGAATCCACTTTATCTCTTGGATCATAATGCATTTACATGCTGAATCGATTTTTACTTTAGTGAAATAAAAATTGATTCAGAAACAAAACTTAAACTAATCAGAAAAAGGTCTATTAATCATTTCATCGGATCAACATGGAATCGGTTCGCTCTCTTCTTATTCGCACGTGCAAGTCTCAAATCGAGAAAGAATTGGGACATCTTGAACATTGGCTTCTTCGTCTCCCTGATGATGGACCCGTTTCAGCGCCCAGTCATTCATCATCGTCGTCATCATCATCGTCGTCGTCCTCAACTAATAAGGAACCAGAATGGGCTATTCTTGCATCATCTATCCAACAACTTACACGACAATTGGAATCGCAGCAAACTCTTCTACATACCATCGTCGATCGTTTAACTGCACTTGAAAGTGTAAAAGGTATTCATATCGAAACGGATAGTCAACCATGGATGGATGATATTACTACACCTTATGTTCATGATGAAAACAAATCAGAAGTATCTGATTCGGATACGAATATCTATCTGGTATGCAAACAGGATGAAGAGCCTGTTGTTGAACAGCCAGTGGTAGAAGAACATGTTCAAGAGCCTGTTCAAGAACAAGTTATTGAAGAACCAGTCGTTCAAGAAGAGCCAGTTGTTCAAGAAGAGCCAGTTGCTGAAGAAGAGCCTGTTCAAGAACCAGTTGTTCAAGAACCAGTTGTTCAAGAGGAGCCAGTTGTTCAAGAGCTTGTTGTTGAACCTGTTCAAGAGGAGCCTGTGGTAGAAGAACAAGTCGTTCAAGAACATGTTGTAGAAGAGCCTGTTCAAGAGTCAGTTATTCAAGAGGAGTATCCGAATACGGTAAAAGAGCCAGAAACAAAGACGGAACAGGAAGAGGTCCAAGAAGAAGAGATCCAAGAGGAAGAAGAGGTCCAAGAGGAAGAAGAGGTCCAAGAGGAAGAGGATGGAGTTGAATTGGAGGAGATTACTTATCAGAATGTAACCTATTACCGCGATCCAGATATGATGATTTACTCAATGGATGAGGATGGTCAACCATCCGATGAGCCAATTGGATACTGGAAGGAGAAAACAAAGAGTGTTGCATTTTATAAGAAGAAATAAACCTAAACTGATAATATATTTCTAGACTTGATAGGATGGTATCATACAAAAACCTATTTTTAGTGAAATGTATGACTTTATGGAATTGGTCAAATGAGAAGGTAAAACGCTTGTATGATAAATTCTATAATTTATGTGAATATATTTCTATTTATTTTCATAAAGAATTTTACATATGGTATCTTTTTAAAGATGCCCTATTTCCTTTATCATATCGTCAATCCTTTAAAGTAAATACGGATACGGCATGGGAATATCATCCCGATAAGCAAATATTAAAATGGAGAGGATCTGATCTAGACCAGACTGAATATTCAATAGCATGGCTCTCCGCCTCTATCAAATCTGCACAACGCGAATCAGAGATGGATACTTTTTTATCTACATTACGAATTCATACACATGAAAGTAAAGATATTCCTCTTAGTATTTTATTACAAGCATGGTCCATTTACGATCGTCATTGGTGGATACAAGATCCAACTCATAAAATAAAATGGATTGATGAATTGGCAAATGAGCAAGAAGTGGGAGTCAGAGAAAATCATTCTGTCCCCATTACTCCCGTTTTATCCAGTTTGAAAAGTAAAAAAATTGAAACATAATGGAAAGGGCATTTAAAGGTCAAGTGTCAAGCACGATACTAGGCAAGAGCGATTGATTACACAATCATGGACAATTTATCGGTCTCGCAACAATTGGACTCCGCGATTCCTTCTGGGTCATGGACTCTGTATTTCCACTCCCCAGAAGAGACAAAATGGACATTGAATACTTTCATTAGTCTTGGTTCTATGAAAACATGGAGAGACTTTTGGAATATTATGGATACCCTTGGCTCTGATTCATTCTCTGAAGGAATGTTCTTTGTCATGCGTGATCCTATTCCACCCCTCTGGGAAAATCATCAAAACATCCGTGGAGGATATTATTCTTTCCGTTGTCAAAAGCGTGATGCAACCGATAGTTATATTAATTATATGATTGCAGCGATGATGGGGCTTCTAACAAAAAATGCGACAAATCAAATTAACGGAATTTCCATTAGTCCTAAACGTGGATTCAATATCATCAAAGTATGGAATCAGACTTCCGTCAATTATAATAAACCATCAGATCTAGTATATTCTATTACCTCTGTTGTAGAATCTGATGTTATCTATACACCATTTATTCAAAAGCGCATGTAGGAATTGGAGTGTTACGCCTTCCTACTTACATAACTCTTGACCTCTTTCATAAAAACGATACATTCTCTTTTTTATGAAAGCCAAATAAAACGGGAATTATACATTTTCACCAAAATCCTCCAATACGAGCTCCTCGTCACTCGACGTCATTCTCGCTGGATAAATACCTACTCGATGTGAATAATTTCGTCTCATTTCAAATGTAACCGCATAACTCTTATTTTTCTTTAAAAAGACTTCTACCTCCCTTGCAAACATAAAATCCACTCCATATGATCCACCACCTGCTACAGGATGAATAGGACACTCCCTCTCCGGTTTCACCTCTCCCAAATAAACACGCCCATCCGATTCAACAATAAAAATTCGATTCTCTTCCCTTATCGGCGATGAAGATACTTTATACAATGAACCGCGCATACGATCCTGTTCCTGAATTAAACGACGCTGATAACGCTCTTTGAACTCAGACTCTTGTTGAGCCGTCGTATAATAATCCATGATAGTTCTTATAGAGATAACATGGAATATTTTTAAATTCTTCATTACATTTTTTGTGGCATACGTGGCATCGACTCTGTCTTCTGCTTTTGTGGAGCCAACACCAAACGAACCTCTCCCAAATTTGCTACCATGTATCGCAGGACTAGTGGCAAATCATTCTTCAAATGAATCTGAGTGCTGGCACACAGGTTCGTGCATTTTGTAAATAAGACCAAATACTTCAACTCAAAAATACCCTGAACAATCTCACTCGTATTTCTCTGAACCTCTATTCCCCCCTGACTATTTGACATAATCACCGTCTCTCCATCCACAAAATCACCCACACACCGAAAAATCAAATCCGAATTCGAACTCGTAATCTCCAACTTCTCCGCCAACGCATTAAAATCACGACAAATCTTCTGAAAATCCGCAGAAGGCATATGAATAATTGACGTAAAAGTGATATTTGGGAACTCAATATTCTCCACATTAGTGTCAAACAACTTCATCATCCATGTATTCGTTGTCCCCTTCTCGGCATTCTCCGCACGAATACCCAACTTATTGGGATTAGACGCAGGAAGGAATAGAGTCAAACTATCATTGTTTGACAGAGTCTTAATCAACTTGAAAAGATAAATCATATTAATACCCAACACATACTTCGCAGGGCAATAGAAATACTCAAACCGATCTGCATGAAGACGCAAATAGGTCAATACCGTGTGCGTCTCATCTACATCAATCACCTTCAAACCCGTCGAATCAAATTCTAAATTTGCCTCTGTAAGAATCTCCTTCAATGCCTCAATCAATGTTCGAAATGCTGCAGATTGGACCGTTCGAATCTCAAATAAATTGCCATTCACATTCGGTTGTGCACCCTGTTGTTGAACACTCATTTGGTTCTATTCCTCCCTTAATGCTTTAGACTATCTTTTTTATTTTACCCTTTCTACCTCATAACCGGACCCTACTTCTTTACTCTTCTCGTTGATTTTGATCGTAACATCTTATGTAATAACAATAATGTGATAGGTGTTATGTATTTTGATGTTGCCATACAAAATCCCTCCATAATCGATGGAATAAATCCACCCTTTTGCTTCCTTTTTGACTTCTTTGTTTTTCGCCGACTTTTCATTCTCTACACCATTTAAGAAAATATATCCTTTCTAGAAAAAGGGTAAAGAGAAGGAAAATGTCTAAAACACGTCCATCTTGGGACGATTACTTTAAAGAAATTGTTCAAGTTACCTCCACACGCAGTCCATGCCATCGTCTCCAAGTCGGTTGCCTCTTCGTTCAAGATAATCGAATTGTCAGCCAAGGATATAACGGATTCCTTCCAGGATGTGAACATATTTCTATTGTTCGCGATGGACACGAACAATGCACCGTTCATGCCGAGCAAAATTGTCTAGCGGATTGTGCTAAACGCGGTGTATCCTCTGCAAACTGTATCGCATATATTACCCATTTTCCATGTATTATCTGCACGCGACTCCTACTCGCTTCTGGCATCAAAGATATTCGATACCTACACGACTATAAAAATGACCATCTTGTCTGGTATCTCGCACAAAAAATGGATGCGAAAATTACAAAAATGACAGACGATGAACCTACACTTACTCTTCCTTCTATCCCCGTTAAATCCGTTGATTCAATACCACTACCATAATCAATCCCTAAAAATTGATTACAGTCTAAAGCAAAGAAAAGGGTTAGAAATAATACCGCTCTTCTTTCCTACACAAGACAATGTCTGCTACTGCTACTGCTGCTTCTAAAAAATACCAAAAGAAGTCACATCACCAACACATCTTGGATCGCCCTGATACTTATATTGGTAGCACCAAGACGAATGATGATGCTCGATGGGTATATGATGCAGCAACTGGTAAAATGATCTGGAAAGTGGTCAAGTTCAATCCTGGCCTCTACAAGATCTTTGACGAAATTGTTGTCAATGCTCGTGACGAGTTTGTTCGTTCCACTACTACTGCTGGAATGACACCCGTTAAACGCATTGATATCACTGTAGAAAATGACGAGAAAGGTAACACGGTCATCTCCGTTGAAAATGATGGTGATGGGATTCCCATCGAAAAGAACGAAGAAGAAAATGTAATGATTCCTGAACTAATCTTTGGACACTTGTTGACCTCGGCCAATTACGACGATAGCGAAGAACGTGTTGTCGGTGGAAAGAATGGCATTGGAAGCAAAGCTACGTCCATTTTCAGTCAACGATTCTCGATTGATATCAAAACCCCCGCTTCAGGAAAACACTACACTCAAACATGGAGAGAAAACATGTTTGTATGTGAACCAGCCACAGTAAAGCCTTACAAGGGTGCCAAAGGTCACGTCAATGTCACCTTTATGCCTGACAAGACGCGATTTGTAGGCGCATTTACCGACGAAGGTATGACTCCTGATATGCTGGCCGTTCTCCATACACGTGCCATTGAACTAGCAGGCCTTGTGGGAAAAGATCTGAAAGTGTCATGGAACGGTTCAATTGTATCTTCGAATACCTTTGAGAAGTTTATCAAGTTGTTTCTTCGCGATGGCCTATCGGGTTATGCGTATGAAGACTGTGGTCCACGTTGGGAAGTGGGTGCGATTCTGGCGAACCATCTGTATTCTGGCGATGAAGAACTTCCTGAAGACAAGCATATCTCGTTTGTGAACGGCGTTCATACAAAGAAGGGTGGTAAACACGTGGAGACGGTGACTCGCAAAGTAGTGGGCGATTACTGTGACTTTGCAAAGACCAAGAAAGTGGATATCAAGCCTGGACAGTTGAAACACTCGATCGTCTTCTTTATCAATTCCACCATTGTGAATCCATCCTTTGATTCTCAGAGCAAAGAGTTTCTCACCACCCCTGCGAGTGAATTCGGTTCACGTCCTGAATACTCTGGCAAGATGATTACTGCGCTGACCAAGTTGGGCTTACTGGAAGAGGCGAAGCTGGTTCTGGAAGCCAAGTCATTGAGAGACACGAAGAAGACGGACGGAAAGAAACGCTCCACCTTGAGAGGTATTGTGAAACTGGAAGATGCCCTCTTTGCTGGAACGGCGAAATCATCCGAATGCACACTGATCTTGACAGAGGGAGATTCAGCTGCCACTTCTGCCATTTCTGGCTTGAAAGAGGTCGGTCGTGAACAATGGGGTGTCTTTCCATTGCGTGGTAAACTCTTGAATGTCCGTGATATCACTCCTCAGAAGTTCAATGCGAACGAGGAACTAACGGCCATTAAAAAGATTCTTGGCTTGGAACAAGGTCGTGTCTATCGAAATGTATCCGAACTTCGTTATGGTCGTGTCATGATTATGGCGGATCAAGATCATGATGGATCCCATATCAAGGGTCTTCTCATGAACTTGTTCCATGCAGAATGGCCTGGACTCATGAAGAACGGATTTCTTTGCACATTGCTAACTCCCATTCTCAAAGCCACCAAGGGGAAGACCGTGTTGTCCTTCTACTCTCTCCCAGAGTTCCAACAATGGAAAGACGCTCAACCCAACGGTCTCTCTGGATGGAAAATCAAATACTACAAAGGTCTTGGCACATCTACTCCCGCTGAGGCGCGCGAATGGTTCAAAGATCTTCACGAAATTCATTACCAATGGGATGATGAGACGGATGAGGCGATTCACTTGGCCTTCAATAAAAAGTTGGCGGATGATCGCAAACGCTGGCTGAGTCAATATGATCCTACTCGTATGCTAATCCCCGTTGAGAATAAGGCATCCTATTCCATGTTTGTCCACAACGAACTCGTCCACTTTAGTAATGCGGATAATATTCGTTCCATTCCTCACGTGATGGATGGCTTGAAGCCCTCTCAGCGTAAGATCCTGTATTCATGCTTGAAACGTAACCTGAAAGAGGAAATTCGTGTGGCACAACTCGCAGGTTATGTCTCCGAACATGCCGCATACCATCACGGTGAAGCATCTCTGTGCGGAACGATTGTGGCGATGGCTCAGAGCTTCGTTGGATCCAATAATGTGAATCTATTGAAGCCCGTTGGGCAATTTGGATCAAGACTAAGTGGAGGCAAGGATTCTGCATCCCCAAGATACATCCACACGTATTTGGAGGAGATTGTTTCCAAACTGTTCCGCAAAGAGGATCAAGGACTGTTGAAGTATCTGGATGATGATGGACAAACGGTTGAACCCGAATACTACTTGCCCGTTGTGCCTCTCATTGCTATTAATGGATCCATTGGTATTGGCACTGGCTATTCTACTGACATTCCTCCCTACAAACCCGATGATATCATCTGTCTCTTGCGTCATCGCCTTGCTGGCTCATTGGAGACCCTCGGTGGTCGCCCATTGGATCCATGGTGGTTTGGATTCCGCGGAAAGACGGTTCGTAAGGACGATCAAACGTGGGTTACAAAGGGCGTGTATGAGTTGGATGACGCAAAACACACTGTGACGATTACCGAGTTGCCTGTTGGAATGTGGACGAAGGATTACAAGGCATTCTTGGATGAATTATGCGAAGAGGATGACAAGAAATCCAAAGAGGCAAAGAAGGAGGCAAAGAAAGTGGAAAACACGAGTCAATCCTCCAATCGCTCTACCAAGGCCGAACAGCGTGCCGAGGCGGCGAAAGAGCCATGCGGATTGAAGGGATTTGATGATTTGTATAACGATGTCGATGTCCGTTTTGTTCTCTACTTCACTGAGGAAGGATATGATACGATCAAGGATGATCTGGCAGGCTTTGAGAAGCGATTCAAGCTAACTACCTCGTGGAAGACGACGAATATGACATGCTTTGATACAGAGTTTCGTCTGGTCAAATATCCAACGGTGGGCGATATGTTGGAAGCATTTGTGGAGAAGCGTCTTCCTATGTATGAGGCACGTCGTCAACATCAAATGGATGTTCTAAAGAAGCAAATGGAAGAAATGGATGCAAAGCGTCGTTTCATTCAGGCGATTCTGGATGAACGTCTCATCATTCAGAAGCGATCGGATGAAGAGATTGTGGCTGGTCTGAAAGAATGCGACATTCCTGCCCTCTCATGCCCTGAAAAACCAGATGAATATGACTCGTATGACTATGTCCTGCGCATGCGTATTGATCGTCTGAAACAGTCTGCCATTGTGGATCTCGATGAACAGATTGGAGAAAAACAGGGTCAGATTGACTATCTGGAAGGCCAAACAGCTGCCTCCCTATGGCTCAACGATCTGAATGAATTTGAGGCTAGTTGGAAGAGCTATTCAGAGAATCGTGCGAGTGAATCGGTAGCTGTTGCATCTGGTCAAGGTGCGGGTGTGGATAAGAAGAAGCCAGTGGTTCGTGCAAAGAAGCCTGTGGCAAAGAAGTAATTCGGCCTGTGGCAAAGAAGTGATTCGGGCCTTTTATAACATTATTCATAAAAAAGATAGATTTTCATATTTTTTATGAATAACACAATAAACATGACTTACATCATTGGTTTGAAAGGTAATGATTTGGTTCCTGCAGAGGACATATGAACGGGTTGGGGAAGAGGAGTGGGTAAATGGGAAATATCTTTCAAGTAATAATGATAATGGTCAATTTCGGACATGATACGGGGGACCGCCCAATCCACTACCATTTTATTCAGCTCGTTAATCTGTCCTTGGATATTGAAGGGTGAGTTCTTAGAATATTGTAAAAACATGGCTCGCATAATCATTTTGAGCTCATCAACATCTTGATCATCGATCTGGTATTTTTTAGGGCCACTGATACGGTAGACTTCTTTACGGATTGCATCCTGAAGAACTAAGACATTCTTACGGGTAAAATATGCGTCTGATAATGGACTATGCTCCCAGTTTCCCCGCAACATATCTCCTGAAAAGTTCTCTTCGACTTGGGTGGGGTGTTGGAATCCTGCCGAATCCGGTACAGTAGAACCAGATGCAGAGGGGGGAGTGGGATGAAAACTGACACGACCATTTTGTCCTCCAGGGGCATGGCGGGTATACGGGAGTTGAAAATCGGGAAGGGGAGCACCGGCTGACGAAGACATTCTCTACCACCGATCGGTGTTTTTTTTCTAAGCTCCGAATATAGAAATGTCATCGGTTACTCGTTTCATTCGCCAGATCCCTGCCTCGGCTTCCCACCTGAACGCCGCTACTGTTGTTGCCGACGTCGCCAACAGAGTGTTTGAGCTCGTCCCATCCGCCACTAATGTTGTTGGCAACTACCCACCGGGTCACATGCAGGCTGCTTCTCTCGCCCTGCAGGCTGCTGTTGCTGCGGCTGGTGCCAACGTTGTCCTCCGCGACATGGGCAAGACCATCTTGGCCCCAGTTGGCTCCGCTTCTGGCAATCAGGGCTTCTTCCGTCAGGTTCAGCTGATCGCCCCTGCTGCTCTCTCTGCCTCTCAGGGCTTCAACGGTGGCTCAGCCGGCTCAACCTTCGGCGTCCTCGGTGCCGCCAACGTCCCAGATGCCTACACTGATTACCTGACCTTCTACATCCCAGTCAGTGTTGCTGGCGTGAACTACGGCCCAATCGGCGTCAATGCCTACCCATTGGCTGGTGGCCAGATGTAAATTGGTTTTATTGTGTTATACTGTTTGACCTATTAACTTTTTATTAAAATACTCGTAAGAGGATGTATCTGTCCTGTGTATATGATATTAGAATGAAATGATTCTTATTATTAAAAATCATTTGAAACTAATAGGAATATGAATATCTACTTGATTTTATATGGTCTTATCGCTGGAGCCCTATTATTGGGTGGAACTGCAAAACTGTATGGAATGGGAATGGTAGTTGGCGCTGTTCTTTTTTTCATTGGATCTGGTTTTCTAATTGCTACCTATGGTCTAAGATGGTTTGTAGGTGAAAAGTCTCTATTGTCAAATGCTCCGGTTAAATGGCCACCAGTGATGAATACCTGCCCTGACTTTTTATCCCTTTACAAGCGTAAAAAAGCAAATGGCGAGAGTGAAGATGTCTGTGTAGATACGATAGGTGTCTCTAAAAACTCTGCCATGTTAAAGCGTTTCCCCACTTCTGGCCCAGTGGACAATGAGGATGATGCCTACTTCTTCCCCCTCAAAACATCCAAGTCCGATGAACCCTCTAGAAACAAAGAATGGTGTCAGCGTGCCATTCTCTATGGTTTGACATGGGAAGGAATCACTAACGGAGAAAGCTGCATTCTACCTGATGGTAAAAAGGCATCGCCCTCTTCCGGTTCATCCGATTCCAATTGCCCTGCCTAAGTGCGTTTAAAGTCTTTAAAAATGATCTCCGACCCTAGTGGGATGAAACCCTAAGCATCCATAGTTTAGTGGCAGAATGACTCCCTTCCAAGGAGTTGATACGGGTTCGATTCCCGTTGGATGCATCCCATTGTTCTAATAAGAGATATTCGAATTATCTGTTAATTGAACAATTATAATCATTGTTATGATGAATGTGTAGAATGTAAAGGAAAGATAATGACTTGTGATAAAAAAGACAGGGATGGTGCGAACCAGTCAAGCAGAAAGGGAAACGGCATGTCTTCATCCTGAAATGGAAACGGCGATTTTGGAATGGTTGACAAAGCGAACACAGCCAGCCTTTTTATTGATTGGTCCACCTGGTGTTGGAAAAACGACAATGGTATATCGTGTCTGTAAACAGGCTAAATATTGGATTCAGGAATTTAATGCCAGTCATACTCGAACGGGTTCTAGCTTTCGTCAAACTATTATGCCCCTTTTGACCGAAACAGGCGTAAGTAAATGGATTCATCCTGATACACCAAATGGACGGGCTGTCTTATTGGATGAGATGGACGGTTTATCACAAGGCGAAAAAGGTGGCCTTCAAGAATTATTAGACTATTTGAAGTCAAAACGTAACTTTTCATTGGATTGTCCATTAATATTGATTTGCAATGTATTGGAAGGACGTATTATGCAACAATTGTTAAAATACTGTTGTGTGCAATATGTGAATATGCCAAAAAAAGAAAAGTTGGCAGAGTTCTTTAAAAAAGATATTCCTGATACACTATATGAATTAGGAGATATTCGTAAAGTATATCAGAATTTACAGTATCACGATCGTATACATGTAGAACAAAAGGGGAAAGAGGAATCAATGGATAAGAATTTACACATAGCGATTCGAGCAGCATGGTTTACATTATTTGAGAATTGGGGAATAAATGATGAATTGGATTTAGAGACGAAAGATGCAAATCTTGCTGGATTGCTATTTCATCAGAATCTTCCATTGTTTTTAGAGACAATGCCATTTGATTTATATGAGCGCATCTTGGATCACTTAAGATGGAGCGATCGTGCAGATTTTTGGGCATTTTTCCACCAATGTTGGAACTTGTTACCATTATCCTATCGTTTGAAGTTGAAATATCCAAATTTAGCGCTACAGGACTATCCTAAACCATCCGTTATTCCTGAACCGGCTGATTTACAATATACAATGGTCCTTACAAAACAATCTGCGCTATTTAATGCATGGAAAGAGATGAACAGAGTTTCCAATGAATATCATATACCTTTCAGATGTGTAACACAGTGGGCCACGCACCAAGTAGGTAAATTACATGATACACTTGGTCTCAAACTTGGATCTCTGAATGCAGCTGGACAATCTGAAGAGGTTGGGTTCTTCCCACTCGTTGCGCAGAATGTATCAAAATCTGCTTCCGTTCGTAAGAAGGCTGGTCGTGGTAAAAAATAAGATGAGTTGTAAAAGGGAACGATAATCCACGAATCAGATCCATATTTGAAATAAATAGAATTTGTGTAGAACCCTGTTTGAAATTACGAATAGACTTTAGTAGTGAAAATAGATTGCTTTCTATTCTTTCTGCTTTTAATCCAATTCGATCAATTTCTTCAAATAATTGGTAATAAATATTATCAAATGCAGAGTAAATAATAAAACGGCCCGATCTCGAATTACGAATAAAGTCCAAACATATTTCTGATTTATTTTTATAAACAAGCTGTTGATCCTCTTTTAATAATGTAAAACATGTCATCCTTGCTGGAACAACTTGATCGCGACATGTTGGGCATTTTCCATTCATTAATATACTCTTTAATAGACATTTACCACAATATAGATGATAACAACAATCTACCATAGTGGGATATTCCGCATGTTCTAAACAAATAACACATTCGTTGTCATCTACTTTCCTACGAATAAGTGGATGCTTTTGTGGCGGATGATGTAAAGAATACTCTTCAGATGTTTGGAAGACGACTCCTAATGACTGAAAAAGATGTGGGATTTTATTGGAGTGAATAACTGGTTCTAAGTTTCTTGATAAATAATAACTCATAAGAGAATGAAGAGAGATATTTGGGCGACAATAGATTGTTTGTTGATGACATGCAGGAAGTTGCAAATTTTGACGAACAAATTCCTCCGAATTACGCAATACAATGATATATCGTGATGGATGATAAAATGTTAAATATTCCTTAAAAAATCCAGAAGAGATAAGCGAACCATCATAATGCGATGATTGTGTCTGAGATAACCACGATTCCAATTCGGGGTGTAATGGTGGCGTCAATGATACCTGATCCTTCAAATGATATAAAGATGCACGATGGAAAGATGCATTCTTAAATAAAAGTGGAATCCATTGATTTGTAATTAACCATAGGAACTGGAACTGTAAGGGAGGGTCGGAGGAGTTCATGTAAATGGAAGAGGCTTCATCTACAAATATTTGATTCCATTGAATATTATTTTGTTGAGCATATTCGTGTACATATTTATAGCATTTATTTGTGGTAATAACAAATGAACTTTCTGCCATCTCTTTAGCAAGTTCAGTCCCTCTTAGAATCCTACGAGTTTCAATAGAGACGTGTTTCAATGTTGTATGTTTAATGATCTCCCCCTTCCATTCATTAAATAGATAATGTGGAACAATAATAAGATTTGTTGATGGTATATCGGATACCGTGTAGATATCATGCGAATAGAAATATCGTGAGGAATAAGGAGTTAACTCACAATTTAAACTTGGTAAAATTCCCTGTTGATAAGAAGCTAAATACGATAAAATACTCAACGTTTTACCTCCTCCAATTGGATCCGCAATAATACCTAACTTTCCGTGAATCGCTTGATTACGAATTAATACACCTCGCATCATTTTTTCATGATATTCATGCATTCTTTGGACCATTGTCATCTGATGTGGAAATAACTTTGTCTGAATATTCTCTATTACCGGTTGCTCATAGTTACATGGAATCAATGTATTATGATATACTTGATTCAATATAACTAGTTTTTCATAATAAAATGGATCTGCCATATTCTTTACTATACACAGCGATTATATCTTTTAGATATGTTATTATACTTTTAATTAAGATAACTGAAGATAGAATTGACGGATCAGATTATTCTTTATGACATCTTTCAATTGTAGCGGCGAATCTCTCATTCGTAGATCCTTTCTTATTTGATCATTTGTATTCTCTTTTCTCATTTTAAATTTATCTACTGTATTATCACTATGACATATAACAAGTATTGTTTTCAATGGATCCAATTGAATCATTGGATTCTTATACTCATCTAAGAATGAGGATTCTTCTGCTTTTGTAACAAATTCATTATAAGAATGCGTATTTGAATACGATTTTCTCCATGCCATTGTTCCATTTGTTGCATGATTTGGATGATATGGACCTGATATCATAATCTTCTTTGTATCATGATAATACAAATACATCTCAGAAGATCCTGCAAGATCCACATTTGGATTTTTCTTGAAAGCAGTTACCACCGTTTGAACGCGTTCTGGAGGATAATAATCGTCGTCGTCCATCGCTATAATGATATTACCCCTTGCCTCACGATTAAGTATATTGCGTTTTGCACCAATTCGGAGTTTCTCATATGAACGAATATATCGAATATTTGGTAATTCGTCCACTACCGCTTTAAAAAGATCTTCTACACAATCCTTTCCATCGTCTAATATAATCCATTCCATCTTTTGTTTTGAATAGGTTTGACCCTTATAAATCTCTATCAAGATTGGTATAAATTTTCGACGATTATAGGTCGGTGTAACAACAGATACCTCAATTTCTGACATAAATATGAACCTGATCCCTATTCAGTCTATTTAGGCTCTCTTATTTTGTTGGTTGTAGCCTTACATCTTGAGGGATTTGACTTATTCCTTCAGCAGCTTTAACCTCCTCACTAGACTGTTGTGTTTGAGCAGGTCCAGGCGCATAGAGAACAGGCTTAGAAGGTTTTATCATTCTTTGTGAATAAGCCTTGTTTATATCAGATTCTTCCGTTGATGGATAAGCAGGCGGAGCAGAAACTTGTTCAGTTCCCGTTACAGGCTGTTCAGTTCCCGTTACAGGTGGTTGAGTTCCCGTTACAGGTTGTTCAGTTCCCGTTACAGGTGGTTGAGTTTCCACTACAGGCTGTTCAGTTCCAGTTACAGGTGGTTGAGTTCCCGTTACAGGTGGTTGAGTTTCAGCTACAGGTTGTTGAATTCCAATTACTGGTGGTAAATTGTTAGTAACAGCTGGTTGAGTTTCAGCTACAGGTGGTTGTCCGCTAATAACAGGTGGTAGAGTGCTAGTCACAGACGATTGGCCGCGAATAACAGGTGGTAGAGTGCTAGTCACAGGCGGTGCCATAGCTGAATGCAAGTTCTCAAAATTACTCTTTATCTTATCTAATCGACCCTTGAATGGATCCTTTGTTTTAATTGTTTCTAAATAGGGAAATGCATCATCCAATTCTTTTTGATACATTTCCATGCGTTTTTTTAACTCTGGTCCATCACGTTTAATATAATTCTCACCATATTTGAATGGTCGTGCTAATCCATTCAAAAAACGATTAGGATGTTCATGGGTAATCAATGGCAGAAAAGCAAACATTGTTGGCATAATTAATCTTTTTGGATTCTCTGACATCTCATTAATATAATAATCATATATCTTCTTACCTATATAAAACAAAGCAACCATCGTTAAAATCCCTTTCGATAATAGGCAGACTATTAATGTAATTAAAAAGAATGCTAAACGAACCTGTGGGGGATATATAATACAATCATTTGCTACAATCGATGCCAAAATGAGAGCAACTAATGGGAAAAAGACAATTGGACCATAACGTTTTATATTACGCCATACTTGTTTTGGGATATTCTTATAATTAAATTCATTCGGATTCTCACTTTCTGATTTCTCTATTTCGTCATCTAAGGCCCATGACACCTCATCAAAGGATCCTGTTTCAATTATCGTTTTCGTTAATATTTCATTCAAACGATTCCTTTCTTTATTTACATCTACGTTTGGACGTTTTCCATAACGATCAATATATTCTTGCACCTTTGGAAGTAACTCATTTGTAAAAGCCTCTTTATTTTCTTCAACAAATGTTTTGAGTTTAGAAAAATCATCATTTGCTGGAGCAGGAGGCTCAAATTTGTCTTCCTCTTTCTTATTCTCTTCTGCATACTTCTGAGCAGCAGGATCCTCTACTGCCTCATTCAACTTGTAAGTTACCTTATTTTTTAACTTATCAAAGAAAGAATTTGACATCCTATGTTTCTCCTATACTTTATTATGACAATACAACGCACACACTTACAATTATTATAGAGCATACTTTAATCCACCCATACCCGATGCGATTGATACCCAATTCAAACTCTCAACATATATTGTAATATTATAATGATATAATGACGTCGGAGGTAGAGGATATACATTCAAATCCACTTGAAAGTGTTTAATGCGACTACTATTCAAACTACCAGAGGGCTGTGTTGTAGGAGATGCCAATGAAAATGGATATACAATAATATCGGATACAGGATTACCCCGTAGATATTTCCAAGGAACAATATCGGTGAAATAATCAATCGGTTTTTCCTCTTGTAATGGGTTTCCATCACCCAAAATAGATAATCCACGAAGAATATTACGCTGAGAATTTAATACTAAACGACCGGATGAAGATGATAAATTGGTATAAGGTGTCCACCCACCTTGTGTTGGTAAATAGGGTGGCTTTAATGGATTTACCCAATTTGTCAAATTCATCAGCTCATTCCTTTCCACCATTGAATCGGATCGTCTCGGTAAAATCAATAACCGCTCAATCGGATTATGTGTATCAAGTTGTGATAATTGACGCTGTGTAACCGACTGTATCTCATATCGAGTCACCTGACGAATCAAATACTGCAATGTCTCTGAAGAGAATTGTGTTCTCTCTTCATCCGTCAAATAGACATATGTCATTTGAATCTGAGGCTGCAATGGCCATGTATTTAATAAAGGAACGGGTGTTCCAATATCCGTTAAAAATTGGTTAATTGTAACATCCGATATATCCGACACCGAAGTATAATACGAGTTTTGAGGTTGGAGTGGGATCGGCGAATCATGGTATTCATACCCAGGTGCAACCATTTCTCCATTTCGATCCAATATACGATACAGATCACGAATGGGTCTCAATGTAATACGTATCTCACATTCATGATATTGCAATGCAACCAATGGAAGAGATTCATAAGTTGATTCGGAAAACCAGAAAGGTATTGGAACTTGAATTCTTCTACTAGCGATCGATGGGCGATTTACATTGGCAGGACTGGTGGTCGATCCAGATGGACCGTTATTATTATAAACGAGAGGATAACCTGTTCCTGTGGTTCCACCTCCATAGATTCCCTTAGAAGGATCATATAATTCAGGCACATTACCAACAAGGCGTTCCCACTTTTTATAGGCAACATCATCCAAATCACATTGTGCTTTTGCGATCAAATAGGCTCCATCAAATTCTTGAATACGTTGACCACCAATATAGCACCCCACACTTTGAATGATATGGCATCCAATGTAATTTACCCACGCGAAATTATATTGTGATGTTCTATCACCTTGTGGAAGTGGAATATATTTACAATAAATATCGGGTAATTGAAATGTAAAATACACGTCACGCACTAATTCTGCAATACGCTTGATTTTGTATCGAATCTGAATGGGCTGATCATACGAAAGATCTTGTGGACCATCTACCGCAGATGATACAGATTCTTCCGAAAAATGCGAATATTTCTTATAAGTTTTATAAAAATAAGTGAAATCTGGATTTCCACTTAATAATGTATTTTGTGCTCCGTAGGCTACTAATGCAAAGAGACCACCACCAGGCATTGCTATTGATCCATAATAAATATCTGTATGCTTTACAACGCCTACAGATATCTATCTATTCAAATTATCGAGTGATTACCGAATGATTACCGAATGATTACCGAATGATATTTACTAATTAAAAAGAAGTAGACCACCATGTATCCGCCAAGTAAGGTGGAACATCATTCATCAGAGATGAATCCATTTCAGACGAAGGACCCTCATTCATTAGGACATGAATTTCTCCATATGTTAGTGCATAATTAAAATAGGTTAAGCGACTCAACATTCCCTTCATTGAACCAAATGTTTCAAATCCATTATCATCCACCGATGCTATCTTACTTTTCTCTAATTTAGAAGTGCGTTGGCTAAAGCAAACAATATCTTGATAATTCTGATAAGGTGCAAATCCATCAAACTTCATTTTACGAGATAAATTGCCATTTATATACACTTCTAGTGCATGATTCTGACATACAATAGTAATATGAACCCATTTTGATACAGGGATATTTTGAACTTCAACGTATTCATTCCATCCCTTAAATGTATTCATATAGATACGAAGAGTATTAATATCTGATCTCATAAATACACCTGGACCCATCAAAGGGAAGGGATTTGAATAGCCTTTATGAAAGATATGTAACAGACCATATTGCTGACGGAATGTTGCTGGATGAACATACAAATAAAATGAATAACTAAACTCAACGCCAGTTCGTTCATTATCGGACAATGCGACAGGTTTTGAACCACGCACATTTGGATTTTGTGCAACGGTAATGGATTTGTCATCCATGTTATAGGTATAAGGCAATAATACAGTGCGATTCATATGCAAACGATTCAGATAACTATAAATCATTTCAGCCGTAAAGAGAATAACATAGACCACAAATACGAGAGCAATACCATATAATGTCTGCTCTACCAAACCCTTGGATGAATTCGATGATGCCGTATTGTTTTTAGGACCATTAAAAAGACTAGTATCGGACATTCCTATTTATCATATTATAGTATTTATTTGGAATCAACTGATACATTTACACCAAATTTAAAGATAGAACGGAACCAGTCGCCCAATGAGTTAATTGGCTCTGGACCAGCAATATAGTTCTTATAAACTGCTTCTGGATTTAGTGCAGCATCATACATTGACGTAGAAGCAATAAATCCACCAAATCCTCCAAATGATAATAGATAGGCCGAATAACCACCTGCATCCACCTTGTAGAAAGATGGCAATACACATGAACGAGTCAATTTACCATCCATATATACATCAACTGTTCTTCCATTAACAGCAACAGTAAGATTAACCCATCTCTGAAGATCAAATTCGGGTAAATCACACATTGGAGATGAATCCAATAAACCGGAATCCGTTTGGAGATTCTCAAATGTATTTCTTAGTGTTGCAACCGTAAGAGACTCTTCAGGTGCCTGATTGGAATTAGTTGGAACGGTATTGACTGATGAATTGACCTCTTTTGTCTGAATACGAACATGAATCTTTGGACGACGACCACCCAAATAAATACGAATGGTATCAAAGTCAGGTCCACCTAGACGGAATACTGCCTTATTTCTACCCGCACGATAATTCCAATTGGATACATAGAACCATGTCGAAACCGTGAATTCACCACCCTCATAAAGCATTGGCAACTTTTCGGATGAAATAATAATAGGTTTTGATGCCTCTACATCGGCTGGTTTATTTCCAACCAATAAATCATAACGATTTGCTGTGCTTGGCCCAAATAAGTATTGATATAAGTAATAAATACCCAGTAAACCCACAAAGAAAATGACAACTGGAATCAATCGAGCAACAGGCGATGAACTATTCGTCTGATTATTCATTCTTCTGTCAATTACGAGGATATTCTATCGGGTTATGACCCATCATGCATAGGGTGACTTCCATTCATATAAACCCTTCTTTGGTGGTGTTGTTACTGGATCACATGGTAATCCGGGAGGACATTTTGCCGTAATGGATAATATAGGAAATTCAGGTGCTTCCAAATCATGTAATGGGTTGAATTTTACATTTACCACCATTCCATTTGTATCAACGTGGGTTGATCTTTCACGATTAACCTCAGAAGGAGATAATCTACGCGAATTTACATTAATATGAATGGCAGAACCATCTAATCCTTCATTTCCTATAGACATTGGACTTGCAATTACAACCGGAT